TATGTTGGAAACTCCACCGATTGTTCCTTATATTGATTAATACTTTTTAATCAATCTTTCTTTAATAATTTCATAAAGACTTACTAAATCCTCATCGGGGATAAATAAAAATCCATCGTCATAAGCGTCACTTAATGTGATACCATCTTTTTCTTCATATGCGTCTATACTCCCTAAACGATGAAAAGTTTCTTCAGGGTAATCAAAAACTTCTTCATCTAAATCTTCCACAAGTGAATTCATTATTAATTGAGGAGTATATTTGATAGGAGCATATTCGTATGTGTATTTTTTAAGTCCCAATACTGCAACCATCTTCTTTCCTGCTTCAATCGCATTTTTTACATCGTCTAAGGATACAAACTCTTGAACTGAGTGCATATTGTAATAACCACAAGACATGTTAATGCAAGAAACATTGATTTTCTTTTTTAGTTGTGAAATGTCGGTGTAAGGGTGAGATTGAACTAACATTTCATTACCAAAAGATTCCGTAATAACTTCTAATGTTTTTTCAAAGAACTCACTCTCCCTTTCAAACAAACGAACTCCCGAGCAAATCTCGGTAATTAAGTGATTACCAGGTGCGTCATATTGAGTGATATAACCAACATTCTGTAAAAAGTTTTCATCACATTTTGATGAACCGTGACATCCTGTTTCTTCTGAAACAAAAAAACCAATTTTTACTTTGTCTAATTGTTTTAGTAACTCTAAACAAATAAAAATACCACACTTGTCATCACCACCAATACCTGTTGGGTTACCGTTAGTGTCATAAGCCTTTAATACATCAACTGGTGTGTTGTCAAAGGATTTACCAAAAGTGTAAGGTCGAGCAAGTTTTTCTTCTTTAACTACTATTTTTTCAATCTTACTGTGTACTGTATCTGTGTGAGCAATAAACATAGGGTAAAATTCACCTTCCTCTAACACACCTTTTGTCGCGTAGATGTTCATCATTACATCACGATAGAAAGTAACCCCTTCCATATCCCCCAACTCGTCACAAATAAACTCTACCATATCTTCTTCTTGATATGTCTTGCTTGGGACTGAAAGGAGCTCTTTAAATTTTTCTATGTTCATTGCTGTTTTTTTACAAATGTACAAAAGTTTTTAACATTTGCAAAATTATTTTTTTCTTTTAATTGGTTTTTTTATTTTAACATCAGTTTTCTTTTCCTTCTCGTTATAAGTAAGAACAAACTTTGATCCTTTTTCTGGGTTATCTGTAAGGATTTTTTCAGTGATTGCATCATCAATCCATTTCTGTACGGTTCTTTTAAGTATTCTAGCCCCAAAACGAGTATCCATTCCGACTTCTATTAGATGTTTTTTTAGTGTCTCATCGACATCTACAGAAAACTCTAACTTAGAAATTCTTTCGTAGAATTTATTAAGTTCTAAATCAACAATTTTTAACAAATCCTCTTTATTAAGGTCTTTGAAATAAACTATATCATCAAATCTATTGATAAACTCAGGCGGGAATTTTTTGAATAGCTCTTTTTCCAAAAGTGTTTTGATCTCATCGTCTTTTCTTTCAGTTTTTGCCGTTGTTGAAAAACCGACACCCGTCCCAAAATCTTGTACAACCTTAGTTCCCACATTAGAAGTCATTAGAATAATACAATTTTTAAAATTTATTTTTCTCCCATGACCGTCTGTTAACATACCCTCATCCAACATCTGTAAAAAAACATTGAATATATCGGAATGTGCCTTTTCTATTTCATCTAATAGAATTACAGAGTATGGCTTGTTTTTGATTTTATTCAAAAATGGTGAGCCCTCTTCAAACCCCACATAACCTGGTGATGTTCCCGTCAATTTGGATGTTGAAATTTTATCTGAAAACTCACTCATGTCTAAACGGATTAAAGCGTCTTCACTGTTAAACATATGTTTTGCCAATTGTTTTGCGAGTTCTGTTTTCCCGACTCCCGAATTACCAATTAACAGACCACTGAAAATAGGTTTTTTCGGATCGTTTAAACCAACTTTATTTCTCTGAATTGCCCTTGCTATTTTACTTACAGCATCATCCTGACCAATAACTTTTGTGTTCAAATTTTCTTTTAAAGAAATAAGTTGTTGTGTTTCATCTGTAGATATTTTATTCACAGGAATTTTTGTCATTAAAGAAACTACATCATAAACGACATCTTCAGTCACTTCTCTTTTAAACATGTCACGATTCTTTTCGAATTTTTGTTTCTCATTTTCTAATTCGGCAAGAACTTTTCTTTCTTTGTCTCGTAAATTAGCCGCCTCCTCATACTTTTGTTTGTTGATGACATCTAACTTTTCTTCTTTGATTTTCAAAGCTTCTTTTTTCAAGTCCTCAATAATTTCAGGAAGTTTTACTTCCACTTGAGATCTTGCCCCAACCTCATCAATAATATCAAATGCCTTATCTGGAAATTCACGATCAGTAATATATCTATCGGCTAACTCCACACAAAGTTTCATAATATCATCACTATAAATTACTTTGTGGTAATTTTCATAACTTTCTTTGGATTGTTGAAGAATTAGTAATGTTTCTTCTTTTGTTGATGCGTCAACAATAACTTTTTGGAATCTTCTTTCTAATGCCCCATCCTTCTCAATATTTTTTCTGTATTCGTCTAAAGTTGTCGCCCCAATACATTGAAGTTCCCCTCTTGAAAGTGCGGGTTTAAATATGTTTGACGCATCCATAGAACCTGATGAATTACCAGCACCAATCATAGTATGTATTTCATCAATAAAAATTATAATATCGGGATTTCCATATAATTCTTCCATTATAACCTTCATCCTCTCTTCAAACTGACCTCTATATTTTGTCCCTGCCACAACTGATGTCATATCTAACGATACTATTCTTTTGTTTGCTAAATTTTGAGGACAATCACCTTCAAAAATCTTTTTTGCAAGTCCCTCAACAATTGCAGTTTTACCACAACCCGGTTCCCCTAAAATAATTGGATTGTTTTTCTTTCTCCTTGATAAAATTTGAGCAATCCTATTGATCTCGTTTTCTCTCCCTATCACAGGGTCCAACTTCCCTTCTTCTGCCGCCTTAATTAGATCTCTTGAGAAATTATCTAATACGGGGGTTTTTGAGGAACTATCTTTAGGTTTGTTTTTTGGTTTTTCGTTTTCGTCTACGGATTCTATCATAACTTCTAATTTGACTCAAAATTAAACATAAGTTAAATAATAATCAATTGCCAATCTGTAGTATTTATAGTTATGAAAGCTTGGAGAAAATTCGTGGATACTTTGGAATTGACAAAAGATTTAGAACAGAATTATTTTGACATGAGAAAAATATTTCAAAGAGAAGGGTGGACACAAGAAGAGTTGGCAAGTCCAAGATACTTCCCCCAAGACTTATTAAAATTGCACTCCGAATTCCAACCAAAAATGCGTGAGATTTTTCAAACAATTAAGGATTATGGTTTTGATGTTGACAGAGACGAAGTTCATTATTATATTATGGATAAACTTAGTCATATAGATGACATAACCCCATTAAGAGAACCAGATGGCAATAAAAAGAACTGACATAGAAGGCACAAGAATTGTTTGTGAAATCGAATCTTCTAACTTGGTAAAAACCGAGTATGATACAGAATCAAAAAAGTTAATAACTACATTTAAAAACGGTTTAAGATATGAATATGAAGATGTTCCGCACAACATCTTTGCTCAATTTAGATTGTCAGAATCCCAAGGAAAATTTTTCAATTCTCAAATATCAAGAACATTCAAATATAAAAAATTAGATAATTAATTTTTTATCATATTTATATGTATGGCATCCGATAAAAAAATTATTGATAGTTTATACCTACAAAATGAGTTAAACCCAAAAATTTGGTATTTCCCAAAAGAAAAATACATGGGAGATTCTGAGGGACAAGAAGAAAAACTTAAATCTGAAATCAGAGATCGTTTATTAAAAATCGCAAATATTTTTATAGATTATTTGGATGTTGATTTATATGTTGAAGATGTAGTCTTAATCGGATCATTAACAGGATATAATTGGTCGGAATTTTCTGATTTCGACTTACACATCATTTACAACATAGATAAATTAGATGGAGATGTTGAATTATACAAAGAACTTTTTAGACTTAAAAAAACTGTATTCAACGCAAAACACGATATCAAAATAAAAGGATATGAAGTAGAGGTTTATGCCCAAGCATCTACTGACCCCGAAGAGAGTGCGGGGTCCTACTCTATCTTAAGTGACAGGTGGGTAAGGTACCCCAACAAAGAAGAATTTTCAATAGATGAAAAGGTCTTAAAGGACAAGGTTGATCAATGGGAAACAATAATTGACGGTGTAATAGAAAATGCCGAAGATGAAAGTTTGGAGGATGGTTTGAATCTTTTGAAGAAATATCGAGAAAAGTTGAGGAAGTATAGAACTTGCGGACTTAAAAAAGAGGGTGAATTTTCTTATGAGAATTTAGTGTTTAAATACCTAAGAAGAAATGGGTACTTATCCAAATTAGAAGATTTCAAAAATACATTATCGGATAAAAAATTGTCCTTAGAGCAAGAAAAATCTGAATAATGTAAAAATTACCAATTAACAATATATTTATATAGAAAAATTACTATGTCTACAACTGCATGTACATCTTATTATACTACTACCGTAGTTGGTTATCTTCCGGCTTCTGGAACTACAGTAGGTACTATTGTGACTTTCAATACTCCGAAACCTGTATGGAACGATACGGTTAAAAATGAGGCGAGTGTTGTTTCTTTACAATGTAATGGAGTTGCCTTGGGCGGATTTAATGGACTAAACAATTAAAAACAAATATAAAAATGGGAGATTTAAGACCTCTTGGTAGTGAGAAATTAGAAGGTGTTGAAAAATTAAGAAGAATTATGGAGATTGCTCGTTATAACGAAGCACCTAAAACTGAAACTAATCCACTTTCCACAACTAACTATACTATTACTTTGGCTGATGGTATGACTTATGGTATTGTTAAAGAAAAAACAGGATACATCCTCAAAAAAGGTTTGAACGAGTCTGAAATGGACTATAACGAACCTATGAAACAAAGGAAATATTATAGATCATATTCTGAAGCGATGAAAAAACTTAATCTTGTCGCTGCCGAAGTCAACAGGGTAACTGGAAACGAATTTGAAATTCCTCTTATTGGTGAACAAGAGGCAAAAAAAAAATATGTTTTAAGAACTCCTAAACCTAAATCTGAAGAAATGCCAGCACCGGAACCTGCAATGGAACCGGCACCAATGCCTTCCCCATCACCTGAACCACCAGCGGATGCTCCTATGGGATCTGAAATGGGTGGAGAAGAACCAATGGGTATGGAACCTGAAATGGGTGGAGAAGAACCAATGGGTATGGAACCGGAAATGGGTGGAGAAGAACCCGTAGATGGTGAAGAGCCAATGGGTATGGAACCTGAAATGGGTGGAGAAGACGATGGTGACGAAGAACCACAAGGACCAGCAGGTTTGAAATCAATTCAAAGACTAACAGGTAAATTAAGTCAAAAAATTAGAGCTTTTGATAAAGATCAAGGACTAGATTCTCAAGATATTAAGTATGTAATTAATTCTATAATATCTGCAATGGATTTAGATAGTTTAGATGAAGACGATAAAGAAGATATACTTTCTAAATTCGACGAATCTGATGAATATGGTGCTGAAGGTGAGGGTGAGTTTGACTTGTCAGGAGAAGAAGACTTCGATATGGGAATGGAACCTGAAATGCCAGAACCGATGGACGGCGAAGAGCCGATGGGAATGGAACCTGAAATGTCTGAACCTGTAGAAACATACACTTTCAAAGAATCTGTAGAAAGTGTTTTATCAAACTATTTTATTATTAATGAAGATGAAAAAAAAGGTTTAGAAAAAAAATCAAAAAAAGATTTTATAAAATCTAAAATTAATAAAATAGATACATTGAGGGATTTGAGAAAATTAAGTGAAAACAACACTCAATACAAAGTTAGTTTGGAATTGATAGAGGAAAATAAAGGAACCAAATTCATTGGTAAAACCAATAAGTCCAACTTAGTTTTTATTAAAGAAGGTAAACAAATTAAAGTAACACCAACAGGATCGATTATATGAATTTGATTTATGTAAATGAGCTAGGACCTAATTACAAAGGTGATAACATTTACGAATTTATATTTTCGGATATTAATGATGTGTGGGGTGAAGATTGGGATGCAACACCATCAGGTGGAAAACCACTCCCCCCTCAAATAGAATTTATAAAAAAGGTTGGGGTTTTAAGAAACTCAGAAATAGAATTAGAACTGATACAACAGTCTGATTATTTTGGAGTATATGATGCAGTAGATGGTGTTATTGGGTTAGCTTGGGAAAAATCTGATTCTGACTCAGTTACATTCAACAAGTATAAAAGATTAGTTTTTCACTTTGGTGAAACAGACGAATCTGTAGAAAACAAACTTTACGAAAGAGATGTCGTATTAAAATGGGAAAAAAATTTAGTCAAAGATGAAACACATGAATCCTAAATTAGTTAAACTTTTACATGAAGGTTTTTCTATGAATACATTAGAAAAACTAAACGAAAACCAGTTAAATGTTCTTTTTAAAAGAATAAATGAGCAAAAAGGTAAGGTAACAGTTTCTTCAGATAAGTTGGGGACTGTCGATCTTAAAAAAATGACAGACTCAGGTGTTGATGTTGAGGTTAAAGAAGAGGAGACTGAAGTAAAGGAGAAGTCAGTTTCCCAACAACAACAAAAAATAATGGGATTGGCACTTTCAGTGAAAAAAGGAGATACTGCAAAATCTAAAGTTTCTAAAGAAGTAAAGAAAATGGCTAAAGACATGACTTACAAAGAATTAGAAGACTTTGCATCGACTAAAAGAAAAGGGTTACCCAAGAAAAAAGAAACGGACGAAGAAGTTAAAAATCTTGAAGAGGGTATTCTTAGAATATTACAAAATCATTTACCTCCACATACCACAAAAGGTGAACTTCTCGATGTAATTCGTAGAAGAAATTAAAAATGAATGTCGTTATCGAAAGAACAAATATTATTAGAGTATGCTAAGTGTGTAAATGATACACCTTACGCCTTAAAAACATATTTACAAACTTACGACAACACACAGTCCAAATATGTTCCATTAGAACTTTTTAATGATCAGGTTACACTTGTTAAAGATTATGACGAGTGTGAAGAAAATATCGCACTTAAATACCGACAAGCCGGTGTTTCAACCGTTACATCCGCATGGGCATCTAAAAGGTTAGTATTTGCTAAAAAATCAAAACCAGAAAAAATATTGATTATTGCAAATAAAATGGACACCGCTGTAGAGATGGCAAATAAAGTGAGAGCTTTTGTTGAACAGTGGCCAAATTGGTTAGGTGTAACATTCTCTAACGAAAAAAATTCACAAAGACATTTTAAATTAACTAACGGATGTGAAGTAAAGGCAGTTGCAACATCTAAGGATGCTTTGCGTGGGTATACACCTACGATCTTAATCTTTGATGAGGCAGCATATATTAATGCGGACGAAGATTTCTGGTCAGCGTGTATGGCATCCCTATCTACAGGAGGTAAAGTTATAGTAATATCAACACCAAATGGATTTGATCCAATATATTATTCAATTTACAGTCAGGCGATAAAAGGAATGAATGACTTTAAAATAACAGAAATGTATTGGTTTCGAGATCCTAGATATTCTAAGGATCTGAAATTAATTAAGTGTGATGATATTGTTCACTATATGTTGAATAGGGCGGATTATAATGATTCTGAAATCATACTAGACTATACTGAAGTCAAAGTAATTAATAGAGACTTTGAAGAAATAAAGGAAAAAATTAATAAAGGTTACAAACCGTATAGTTCTTGGTTTGAGGCTATGGCCAAAAAGTTAAAGTTTGACAAAAGAAAAATTTCTCAAGAATTAGAATGTAATTTTTTAGGTTCGGGTGACAATGTTATCCCACCTGAAACGATGAAAAAAATAAAAGAAAACCACATCCAAGAACCTGTTAATAAATTTATGGGAGGTGCACTTTGGCAATGGAAAGAACCTATTGTTGGTCATAAATATATTATGGGTGTCGATGTATCAAGAGGAGATAGTGAAGATTTTAGTACTATATCAATCATTGATTTTGACTCAAGAGAACAAGTTTTAGAATATATTGGAAAAATCCCACCCGATGTTTTAGCAGAAATTGCTTTCAAGTGGGGAACTATGTATGGTTCCCTTATCGTGACTGATATAACAGGAGGGATGGGAGTGTCAACATCAAGAAAATTACAAGAACTTGGATATAAAAATTTATATGTTGATGGGGTAAACCCTGCAGATAAATGGAAGTGGGACCCAAAGGCTAATGATAAAATTCCTGGTATTAATTTTAACGCAAAACGAGTTCTAATTATTCAATCATTTGAGGAAGCTTTAAGGTATGATTTTGTTGTCAGATCACAAAGGTTATTTAATGAATTGAATACATTCGTTTATGTAAACGGTAGACCTGATCACCAAAAAGGACAACATGATGACTTGATAATGTCATTTGCAATAGCAATTTATGTTGCTGAAACATCTTTTGCCCAATTAGAAAAAGTAACAGAACAAACAAAGGCAATGTTAGATTCTTGGTCAGTAGAAAGTAATACTTATCATAAAGAGTATACAAGTTTTAATCCAAGTTTACCAGTATCACAGAGAGATCAAACAGGATATCAGAGAAACACGGTCACTAAAAGTGATTATGAAAAGTATTTATGGTTATTCAGTGGTAAAAGGGTTTAGTTTATAACTAACCATATTATTTTTTAAGAAAAAAATTATGTCAGAACAAAAATTAACGGTGTGGCAAAGATTGAGTAGGACTTTTGGTCCTAATGCAACCCTTGACCAACAATCTCCCGTATTCAAATTTGATAAAAAGGAGCTATTAAAGACAACAGATAAATCTGAGTTTGAAAAAGAAAAATTACAATCTCAGCAGACAATGTATATCGGCCAACAATGGCAAAAAGTAGAAAATAATTTATACCAACAAGCGGTATATTATGAACCAACAAGAATGGCGTCATACTATGATTATGAATCTATGGAATATACACCTGAAATTTCTGCGGCATTAGACATTTATTCTGAAGAATCCACAACACCAGATCAAGATGGACTTATATTAAAAGTTTATTCTGAATCAAAAAGAATAAAATCAGTATTAATCGATCTTTTTGTTAATAAATTGGATATTAACACCAACTTACCAATGTGGACAAGAAACACATGTAAGTTTGGTGACAACTTTGTATATCTTAAGTTAGATCCTGAAAATGGTATTGTTGGATGTCAACAACTACCAAACATTCAAATCGAAAGATTAGAAAAAGGGATGAGGTTTCAACCTGATAAGTACTCACAAGAAATGGAAAACGACGCTTTGAAGTTTACTTGGAAGGAAAAAAACATGGAGTTCAATACTTGGGAAGTAGCACACTTTAGAATTTTAGGTGACGATAGAAAACTACCGTATGGTACATCGATGCTCGAAAAGGCTCGTAGAATTTGGAAACAATTATTACTTTCTGAAGATGCGATGTTAATCTATCGTGTATCTAGAGCACCTGAAAGAAGAGTATTTAAAGTATTTGTCGGTAACATGGACGACAAAGATGTTGACCCATATGTACAAAGAGTTGCTAATAAATTTAAAAGAGATCAAATTGTTGATCACTCAACAGGTAATGTCGATATGAGGTATAATCAAATGGCGGTAGACCAAGATTATTTCATTCCTGTTCGTGATCCGGCAGCAACCAACCCTATTGAAACATTACCAGGTGGTACGAACTTAGCTGAAATCGCAGACATTGAGTATATTCAAAAGAAATTAGTTACAGCTCTTAGAATACCTAAGGCTTATTTAGGATTCGAAGAGGCGGTAGGTGATGGTAAAAATTTATCATTATTAGATATTCGTTTTGCGAGAACTATCAATAGAATTCAAAAGTCTATGATTGCAGAATTAAATAAAATTGCAATTATTCATCTTTTTTTATTAGGTTTTGAAGACGAATTAACAAACTTCACATTAGGTTTACACAATCCATCTAAACAATCTGAATTACTTTCAATCGAACTATGGAAGGAAAAAATACTTCTGTATAAAGATGCAGTTACACCTATCGCAGACACAGTAGCCCCTGTTTCAGCGTCTTGGGCTAAAAAACATATCTTAGGGTTCTCAGATGAAGAAATAAGATTAGATATACAACAACAAAGGGTAGAAAGGGCAGTGGCTGCAGAACTTGTAAAAACTGCTGAGAGTATACCTAAAACCGGACTTTTTGATACTATAGACCAACTTTACGGTAAAAAAGATGGTGAAGCAACACCTGAAGGAGGTGCGGCACCTGAAGGAGGTGATATGGATATGGGAGGTGGAGATTTAGGCGGAGGAGCCCCACCACCACCTGAAGGCTCACCATCACCTGAACCTGGAGGGGTAACACCTGAAAGTTTTAATAAAGATGGATTAGATTTAATATTGGAAGATTTGTCATTATTTAATTCTGCAGATGTTATAGAATTATCTAAAGGAAGAAACTCGTTGATTGAAATAGATGAAAGAGTTAAATCTTTATTGAATAAGTAATATTTATTAAATAAAAACTATGAACACTTTTGGCACTATAAAAACAAAAATAGAAAAAGCATCTATCGGTTTATACGGAAAACCTGAATTTAAATCTTTTTTGAAACAATTTAAATCAATGGTTTTAGAAAACAAAGACATTGCTGAGTTATATTATATCTACGATGATTTATCTTCTAACAAGGGTATTAATGAATCTATCGCCGAAGATTACATAAATGAAACTGTTGAGTATTCTCAAATTTTAGTTGAAGGTAATTCAAAACATATTACAAAGGTAAGTAATTGGATTGATTCTATTGTATTGGAACATACTAATGAATACAAGGATATTGATAATACGATATATAAGAAATCAATCAAAGACCTATCCACGGTTTTAGAATCTAAAAGAAAAATTAAGTCTAATATTATTTTAGAAGAAAAGAAAGAAGATATAATAGAAAGCGTTAACTTACCAATTTCAACAATGGTTAAGGTTGCTGAAGAAAATATTAAATTAGAATTAAAAAATATTTCAGAATCAGAAAGAAAAGTTATAGAGGAGTTGTCATCTATGTCGGATGAAGAAATCAAAACCGAAATGGACCAACTTAAAGAAAATGTTATTTCTAATTTGAAATCTACTTTGAACGAATCGACAGAATCTGATTTAAAATCAACAATAGAAAATACAATCAAAAAAATTAATGAATCACCTTATGATAGATTCAATCTTTATAAGTTGAGGGGTTTAAGTCAAGGATTATGATTAGGTTTTTTAAATCAATGATGGAAGGGGCAAATGGGGGGATTTCCTCTAAAAGGTTTATTGGTCTTCTTTGTGGATTATCCCTAATTGTAGGATTATTTATATCTATGTTTAGTTGTGGAAAATACGAACCATCATCAACTTTGGTGGATGCTGTAGGTCTGTTGGCCTTTGGGTGTTTAGGTTTGACTTCAGTCGATTTCTTTACACACAAAAAAGGTGACAACAAATAACTAGTTATTCTTTTTTTGTAAATAAGCTGCCTTTTTCTTCTGGTCTCTTTTTGAAACTGAAGGTTTCGTAAACTCCTGTAATTCCCTCAACCTTTCGATTTGTTTTGTTTTATACACTTTAAATTTATATTGTTTAAGTGCTTGCTCAATAGAGTTAGGGTTTTTTACTGGTACTATAATCATATTTTTTTCCTCCTTTTGATATAAATATACAAGATTTTTCGATTTTTGACAACGATGTTTATTTTTATTATAATTGTATAAAACAAATAAACTTTAAGTTATGAAGAATGAAAAAAGGAAAAACATCGAAATTAAATGTTTTTGATGATGCTAAATGTTACTATGGTACGGTAGATTCAAAAGAAATGAAATCCATATACATAGTACTACAGACATGGATCCAACCATCAGATGATTATGATAATTGGGAAAAAATAACAGGTCATATTAAAAGACAAATACAACACACATTATTAGAAGTATTAGACTTCACATTCTTCGAAAAGAAACAAATAGTCGACTTAGACTTGAGAACAAGTGGGATACAAAAAGGTAAAAAGAGTTTTTTAAATTTAGAGATTACACTTTTCATTCATAATAAATTTGTAGAATTCAAATCACTTATTTTAAGAAATAAAATCAAAACACTATTAACTGCAATATACACTGACGATTTAAAAAATTGTAAGTTTTTTACACTTAATAAAACAAAAAATCCAGAAATGGTTATTTCCTAATATTTATTTATTAAAAATAGATTATGAAAATTTTAGGACCGAATGATAGTGGTAAAGGAATACTTGTAGAATGGGATGCTGGATTCATCAATCCAAATGATGAGAGAAATACCGATATAATAAAAGAATCTTACGGACAGTTAGAACACTCAAAACCTTTTGTGTTCTATGCGACATTACAAAAACACGGAGTACCTAACAGAAACGGTAGGGTTTATCCTGAAAACATATTAAGAAGAGAGGCTGATAAGTATAAAGAACTTATTAATAAAGGGATGTCGATTTCTGAATTAAACCATCCTGAGTCTTCATTAATTGACTTAGATAGAGTATCACATCTTATTACTGACATATGGTGGGAAAACAATGTTTTAATGGGTAAGATTAAATTATTAACCACTCCAGGTTTTCACGAAAGAGGTATAGTGTCATCCAAAGGAGATGTTGCAGCAAACATGATGAGACAGGGTGTTACTATGGGTGTATCTTCTCGTGGTGTTGGTTCTTTGGTAAAAAAAGGTGAGCAAAATGAAGTACAGGATGATTTTGAATTAATTTGTTTTGATCTTGTTTCTTCACCGTCAACGCCAGGAGCTTACCTTTACTTAAACAAGGAAGACCGACCAAAGTATGAAGAAAAACTTGCCGAACATGATAAAAGTAATTTTTCAGGTAGTGGTTTAGAGAAATCTGTTGACTTAATGAAAAGATTGACCGATTATTTAAAATAAAAAAACACATTATGGAAGAAAAATATTTTATTGCAAAAATTACAACAGACATGCCTGATGAGAACACAGGAAAGATTAAAAAAATTAGAGAAGAAAAATTAGTAAAAGGATATTCACCAACTGATGTTGAGGCAAAAGTTACTAAAGTATATGAATCATATACAATGGATTGGAGAATTACGGCAATAGTTGAATCAAAAATTGATGAAGTTATTGAATAATTATTAATTATTACTACAAAAATTTAAGGGACGCCAACAGGTGTCCCTTTTTATTTATATCTATTTTTTTTTATCTGAAAACCTTAATATAATGATTTTTTTATAATAAGGATATATTTATCTGTAAAATAAACGCGTAACGCATTGCTTAAAATAATGAGTACAGAAAAAACAGGATCGATAGTTGAACAAACCTTATTACAAATTAAGGCTGTTGAAAATGCTATCAGTGAAAATGCAAAAGGAATACTTGCTTCTACAATGAAACAAGAAATCAGCGAATTAGTTAGAGAGTCTTTAGTAGATTCAAAACAAACAAAAAAACCCCTAAACGAACAAGAAGAGCCTGAAATGGAAGAACCTGTAGTTGCGACTGCAGATGACGAAGAAGAAGAGGCTGTAATTGATGTTGAAGACGAGGGGGGAGAACCTGAATCAGAATATGTCTTTGGTATGGATTCCGAAGATGGTGAAGAAGAAGGTGATAATGAAATGGAAATGCCTCCACTTGACATGACTTCGGCATCACCTGACGAAGTTTTGAAAGTTTTCAAAGCTATGGGTGATGAAGATGGAATTATAGTTAAGAAGGATGATGATTATATTCACTTGATCGATGATGAAGATGAGTATTTGATTCAAACTGGAGACATGGACGATAATACAGAAGAACCAATGTTGGATTTAGAAGAAAGTGTTATCTACGAAATTGAAATGGAAGAAGGTGATTATCACATGGAAGAACAAGAATTTGAAGAAGGTGATTATCACATGGAAGAACAAGAATTTGAAGAAGGTGATTATCACATGGAAGAAATGTACATGGAAGAAGGAGACTATATGGTTGACTTGGATAATGTACAATTCGGACAAGATGATTTTTCAAATGTTGAAGAAGAATCCATTTATGAAATCGATGAAGAAGATCTTCACTCAGTAGTAGAAGCATTTAAAGCAGTAGGAATGGGAATGGGTAAAGTAGGAACAGGAATGGCTAAAACTTCAGTTAATAACAAAGGGTTCAAAGAAGACCAACCACAAGGCACAAAAGGTGTTGGAATGGGTAAAGCAAGTAAATTTAAATATCCTAAAATTAAACATGGAGTTACTGAAACCGAAACTGAAGAGGCATTCGAAGGTTGGGATATGGAAGAAGATGTTGATTTGGTAGATATTGAAGCTACTGGAGGTATGATGGAACCTGAAACAACTGAAGCGTCAAGAACTATGACATATAGAAGAAGAGCTGAAAGAGACAGAGTGGCAGCACCAAGTCAGTTAAGAAAAGAATCTGTAGAAAGAGAACTTGATTTAATTAAAGAGAAAAACGAAGAATACAAAAAAGCTTTGAATTTCTTTAGATCTAAGTTAAATGAAGTTGCAGTATTCAATTCAAACTTGGCATATGCTACAAGATTGTTCACTGAACATTCCACTACAAAACAAGAAAAAATAAATATTCTAAGAAGATTTGATAATGTAGAATCTATCAAGGAATCTAAAACACTTTACAAGTCAATTAAAAATGAATTAGATGGTAAAGGTGGTGAGATGGTAACTGAGTCAGTTCAGACAAAAGTTAATAGAACACCAGCTAACGGATCATCAACAAACTTAATTGAAAGTAAAACTTATGAGAATCCTCAATTCATGAGAATGAGAGATTTGATGTCAAAAATTAAATAAATAAATAAACTCTAAATTAAAAAAAAATAAAATGGGAGCATTATTAGAATCAGGTCTTGTTGGTAACATCGGGTTGAAACACCTTAAAGTTATCAAAGAAGATACAATTAACAAATGGGATAAATTAGGATTCCTAGATGGTCTTAAAGGACACATTAAAGAGAACATGGCTCAATTATATGAGAACCAAGCATCTCACCTTATTAACGAAGCGGCTTCAACTGATAGCTCAGGTTCATTCGAAACTGTAGTTTTCCCTATCGTAAGACGCGTATTCTCTAAATTGTTAGCTAATGATTTAGTATCTGTACAAGCAATGAACTTACCTATCGGTAAATTGTTCTACTTTGTACCTAAAATCCAAGGTTACCAAGCGGCAGCTAATAACCAAATACAACACTTTCCACCACTTGGTTCACCCGCTACTTTAGTAGGTGATGCTACTGCAACTCAAGGACAAGGTTACGGATCAACTAGTACATACGGTGGTACTAACTTGTATGACTTATTCTATGAAGGAAATGAGCCAGGATTAGATCCTGCAGGTTTATTTGACTATTCAAAAGGAGCTTATACGGCAATTACTTCAAGTGCTGTTGGCACTGTAGTTTGGAATGGTTACAATTTAGTGTCTTCTGGTTATTCAGCAGGTGAGTACAGAAAAGTATTAATCGGTTTATCAGGTTTCTCTAATGCGGGTGCTGGTAAATTAATTGGACCTGATGGTCAGGAAATGGATAATGAAGCATTCTTATCTGACTTACAAGTAAATGCTGTACAAGCGGGTGTTAATGGTTTCTCAGGTTTAGGTACTAGTGATATTCTTTTCAGAGTTGTTACTCAAAAATATGGTAAAGGTATTGTACAATATGGTACACAAGCAAATACAACTTGGTCATCTACAGGTAACGGAGGTTCTTATGATAACCTTTGTTCACAAGATGGTATCATCTATTTAGAGTTGGATCTACAAGTTCCTGCAACTATCGGTACAGGTTCAATTGACGGATATTCAGGGTTCACTTTACCAATTACTGGTCTTGCCACTGCAGGAGCTGCGTTTACATGTACATTCAGAAGATACAAAGAATTGGAATTCGAAGATGAGATCGGTGAAGTATCTTTTGACCTTGAGTCAGTTACTGTATCTGTTACAGAAAGAAAACTAAGAGCACAATGGTCTCCTGAATTAGCTCAAGATGTATCTGCATTCCACAATATCGATGCTGAAGCTGAATTAACAGCTTTATTATCTGAGCAAGTGGCGGCAGAAATTGATCGTGAAATTCTTCGTGATTTGAGAAAAGGCGCAGCTTGGACACTTCGTTGGGATTACAACGGATGGAAAAGAGGTACTACTGCAAATCCATTAACTCAGTACACTCAAAAAGACTGGAACCAAACATTAATCACTGCGATTAACCAAATTTCGGCACAAATCCACAAATCTACTTTGAGAGGTGGAGCTAACTGGATCGTAGTTTCTTCTGAAATTTCAGCTATTTTTGATGACTTAGAATACTTCCATGTATCTAACGCTTCACCGGAGCAAGATCAATACAACATGGGTATTGAAAGAGTTGGTACATTAGCTGGTCGTTACCAAGTTTACCGTGATCCTTACTTCCCACCAAACACAGTATTGTTGGGTCACAAAGGAACATCATTGTTAGACACTGGTTATGTTTACGCACCGTATGTACCTCTACAATTAACACCTACAATGTATAACCCATTCAACTTTACACCAATCAAAGGTATCATGACAAGATACGCTAAGAAAATGGTTAACAACCGTTTCTATGGTAGAATCACAGTTGATGGAGTTAGAACATTTGACTTAAGAGAATTGAGATAATCAATTAAATAATGAATAAGAAAAAGGTCAGAGAAATCTGACCTTTTTTATTTTAAAGATATTTATTGTTATGAACCAACAAGAAAAGTTTTTTTTATTAAACGAAGTTACCTCAACAAATACAGGGTCAAGAGGAAGTTATGTCGGTCGTTTACAATCAGGAATTAGATATTTTAAAAAGAAAGATTTAGGTCCGTTTACCGAAAATGTTTCGGACTATAAAAGTCCTGATTTAGAATATGATTCATATGATGGAAAAATGGAAAGAAGTAAAAAACAAATAGGTAAGAAAGAAAAAATTGCAAAAAAAATCTATAACTATATTAAAAATAACCCCCAATCAACTTTTAGTGATACCGAAGGTAACCCAATAAATCGGTTTCCTGGAAAAAATACAAATATAGTACCGATTAAAGAATGGGTGGAATTAGATAAAATTAATTTAAATGAAGATTTGGCGGTTTGGTTTGGAACAAAGAAAAAACCTAAAGGATCAAAACAACCAAAAGGACCATGGGTTAACATATGTAGAAAAGTAGATGGTAAACACCCACCATGTGGAAGACCTGACACATCTAAAGGTGCTTATCCTAAGTGTAGGGCAGCTGGTGTTGCTGGTAAAATGAGTGATTCGGCTAAAAAGGCCGCTTGCCAACAAAAAAGAAAGGCCGAGAAAAAAGACACCCAAACAGGTAAAGGTCAAAAACCAATTATGACATCATACAAACCAAAAAACAAAAGGACCCAAAATGAGTCCTTAGAAAAAATTATTAAAAATATTTTAAGTTCACTTTAACAATAAGTTCCTGAACATCTTTTTTGACCATCAAGTCCTTTTATTTTTCCTTTACATACTTGTATTGCGTACCCATTGGCATAAGCTGAAGGATACACATCATATTTTGCTTTAGCTGCCGACTTACCTCTTGCACAAAGTTTAGTCCCTGTTTTTTTTCTACCCTCAATCATCATCATATCCTCGTCATCGATATTCATAGAAAGTTCCATACCATCTTTTTTTGATTCATTCATCAAAAAATCAAAAACTTGATCCATGTTGTTTTTAGCCTCTGCGATATGATCTTGGGCCCAATCGTGACCATTTTCTAAAATACTCTCCACCATGTTTGGGTCTAAATCTAACAATAGATCACATTGTCTTCTCATCTGTTGTAAATTAGAAAAAAACATGTATCTTGAATTGTTCATTCTATGATCTTCATTTAATACTTTTCTTATTATTCTTTCTATGTTGCCCATAATTATTTTTTATTTACAATTTGGAACTGAAGTTCCCTTTTATATGTATCGATATTTCTATCAGAATTTACTTTTATATCCACAAAATATTCATTAGGTATCTTATCGGTTGTATCAAACATGAAATAGTAACCATCTGTTGTTTGGTTTATTCTTGTCCAATCTTGAACCTGAACCTCAGTGTTTGCTCCCTCTCTTACATATATTCTGTAATATGCTTCTATGTTATCTAATGGTTGGTTCGATGTGTAAGCCTTCTTGATGGTTATATTTACTTTTCTAACATCCGTGTTTAAAACCTTTTCGTTTTGTTTAATCCCATCAAAAGAGAACCCATATAACTTAGGGGTTTCAGTGGTAGTTCCTATTTTGATATTACCATATTTCTTCAAAAGAATAAATTCATTTTCGACATCAGGGATTTCAACATTGTTCACACTTAATCCACTCCACACATCGTAGAACACACACGGAACTGTATTCGCCGTTAACCCTGAAATAGTTACCTTGTAAACACCTTTCGTTACTAAACAGGTAGAAAGTCCTGTGAAACCACTTACAGGTTCACCAGCACCATCTATGATGTTTACAAGTGGGTCTTGGTCTAAGTTAATGTAGTTACCATTTTCATAAACATATAAAAATAGATCATTATTATTACCTGAATAGAATTGGTTTCGTTGGTCGATAATTAAATCATCATAAGAAGTCTCTAAATATGGTTCATAAAATGTTTGTGTATGAGGGGAGAAAAACCCAACAGAATAGTTTTCAGTTAATCCTGTGATATTTTCTAATTGCGGATAAAATGCAATACCCCAACCTGTAGTGCCTGTAATTGTACCATGAATAATACCATTGATTTCTTGAGTCATATCAAACTCAATGTTTTCATTTCCAAATTCAAAATGTTGTCTGTCTACTATAGTGAGACCTGAGAAATTTAAACCTGTTGTACCTGTTAATGAATTAGTATTATTATAGATTCCATTGTATGACCATCCTGAAAGTGTGGTTGTCTGAAACCAATTGGACGGTCTATCAGAAAAAGGTCTATCATTTAAATCCGTCACCCCAAAATCATAGTAATCATAACCAACACCACTGTCCCATTGTTGTGGAACACCGGTAGTTCCTGAATATTTAGGTATTCTAAATAAAACTAAATCAAATGATGTGGCCCTTCTTCTTCCTTGTGATGTTTTACTATTTAATAACTCATTATCAAAAAATGAAGTATTTGTCATTTTTAATGTATGTGTCATTGCGGAAGTACAACCCGTAGAAATTACCGATGATTGAATATGATTAGTCAAATTAGTAAGATCGATATCAAAAATGTATCTACTATAACCAACCGGCACACTAAGATTATCCACTCTACCATAGAATAATTCAACAATCGGATTTCTTGCCGTATTGGTGTATGAATTATATATTAGAGTATTAGATTTACTAAAATAAGACTTATATATAGACATTTTACTTTTATCTATAAATACTTAATTAATTCGAATTTTTTTATTTAAAACTTTCTCGTATGCTTCTTCTAATTTAGTTAAGACTTGATTAACTTGTATACCTGAAGCTTTACTAACAGGTGTTGGGGGTAACATTGGGTATGGGTGGTCATGGGTAACTAAAAACTTTACAATTAATTGTAATAAATCCATGAGCTCGTCACCCCTCACCATGGAGGATGTGTTGGGGTCAATGTTATTAGATACTAATTCAGGACCTATACCGTAAAGAGTATTTTCTAAATTTACCTTGTCTTTTCCTGGAATTTTTGTGTCGTGTGAAAGTAAATATAAACTATCGGCACCTATAAGATTGGTAGTATAATTTATATTTTCTACTGTAACTTCTCTTTGGTTTTCGTTAATCACCTCAGTTGGTAAGTCTTTATCAAGATCTTTATTAATAACTAAACCATATCCTGTAATAACATCAGATGCAGAAGCATAAACTTTTGACATAAGTGTTGACATATTTGTTATTGACATAACATCAATATTTCCCGTGAAGTTGCTTACAGTTTCTCGTATTGCAAAATCAGGTCTATAATAAAAAACAAACTGATCACCATCTTTTACACTTGTTAGTGTTTGTGGACTATCTTTGAAATCTTTTACCACTTGATTTACAGTAAGTGCAAAATTATCCATGGATTGTGCGATAATCTGTCTACTATAAATTAAATTAGTGGTTCCTGTATAGTTTGTGCCTACATCAAAAACACCCACTTTAAGTTCGTAAGGTTTTATGTCTTCAGGTATTTGGTATATGTAAACACCACCAGTGAATACATCAATATTCGGTGCAACATTTGGAGTTATACAATAATACTCAACAATAAATTTAATATATTCGGTTCTTTGATTTATTCTTTGTAATCTTTGCTCTTCACCAAAAGTTATTTTTTTATCAAACTTAGACATTTGAATAAAAGCCCTTTTATTATTTAATGCGGGAATCTGTCCTTTTTCGAATGGTAAATGTTTGCCGGATCTTAAAAGTAAGTCATTCTTTTTTAAAATAATATCTGATGTGTCTCTACCCTGTATTGAAATATCTATTGGTTCTGCGAAAATACCACTATTTTGTTCGGGATTTTTGTAAGTACCGTCAGGATTTTTAATAGGGGGAATACTTTGTTGTGAATTAGCATACCCATCATCTAAATGAGTTCTTGATGATTTACTATTTTCATAACCGATAGTAAGTGGAGATGAGTAAGTGGCAACCATGTAAAATTTATTTCTACCCGTCCTTCTTCTCCTATCAAAAAAGAATAACATAACTCTCTCATTTTCTTGTGGTATTTGATTGATAAAAAATGGTAAAAACGGTAAATAAATGAAAGGATCTTCTTTTGACCAAGGACCGTTAATATCGGATAAACCATCTGGATCAAAGTTTTTCGCAGCCTTTATTCTTTGGTCATAAGTTTCATCGAGAGCAGAAACTCGTATTCTACCTAACATCAATGGGTCGTTTGTTCCACCAGGTAAAACTTCTCCCCAGTAAAAATTACGAGTCATCTCGTATTGGTAACTATCTGTTGTTGGTTTGAAATTTTCGTTAGACATTATTCATTCTTTTTTTGTACTCTTCTTTTAATTTATTATAACTGTTTTCAGAAGAATCTAAATGTTTTGTTAGTTTCACAATTAAATCTCTTGTTTTATAAAAATCTTTTGCAATAAAATCTAAGGCAAATTCTAAATCTTTATTTGATGAATTTTTATAATCCATCAGAATTTCTAATATTTTGTCAGAATCTTTTTTAGTATGACTTTCCATATCCTTTTGCTGGTTTTGTAGTACCTGCACCTAGAGATACTACAGTTAATGGTGGAATATAAATTTCAGTTTTTCCATTCTCAGTTTGTTCCTTATTCATACCTTTTACTAACCCCTCTAACATTTGATTCATTAGATTTGGTGTTCCGTCGCCATTATCGTCTGTGGGTATACCTGCCTTTTGTAAATTCTCAATCGCATTTGCGTAAGCTCGTGTGTCGGACACACCTCCAAGTAACTTGGATGCCGCTAATGCGAACATGGGTAGACCCAAATTTAATTGTGACAAACCTAAATTTAATAGTTTAAGTATTTCATCTAAAATACTTTTACAATTTCTGAAATCAATTACCGCTTGTGCGAGTTGTAATATTACATAAACGATTGTTGAATACATCGCGATTTGTTTGTCCTTGGCTTCATTTATAATATCCAATAAAAGTGACTCAACAAGTTTTTTAATTTCTTTTTTAATAATTGCAAATAACTCCTCAACAAATATTGAAAAGATTCTTCTCATTGTGTTAACTACTAATTTCGAGTATTTTTTAATAAATTCAACTAAATTATTCACAGCAGTATCAAAACCATAAAGTATAGATTTGACCATAATTAAAAATCCTAACATTACTTTTGGTGATAAAATTGTTTGAAACAGTATGTGTGGTAAATTTAAAATCAATTTTGTAAGCATTTCTGCATTAATGTTCAATGTTGGTATATTAAACCCCTGCCAATTATTATCATTTGCAATATCACCTAAACCGTTAAGTAACCCGTTAATTTTGTCCGGTACATCATTAAACGATACAATATCATTTAATATGTTAATGGCTGCCTGTTGGTTTACAGGTAAGAGAACTGAATCACAACTTTCAAATTCTATAAGACCTGAAGTGATTAAATTAACACGATTTTCAATATTCCTTCTTTGTAAATTACTAACTTCAAAAAAATCTTCATTTATATTATCTAATTCAGGAATTTTTGCAGTACCGGAAACATCTATCTTTTTAGATGGGTCGGTACATATTCCCATAATCCGTAACAAGAATGAAATGAATGTTTCTAAGTCGGTCACTTCTTCATTAGGGGATTCGATATTGAAACACCCAAGTAAGTAGTTCAATATATTTGAACTTAAGGTATCTAAATTAAAAATTTCAATACTTGTGAAATAATCAAATAAGAAATTACTTACTGTTTTAGTATTTGTTTGTTGTAGAAGTGTAATTTTGAAAAAATCTCCAGTTATTGTTTGCTGGTTTGTTACATAAGATGTCACATATTGTATATCAAAAAGTTGTTGTCCAGAAGATCCAATAAACCCATTACCATAATCTTGTTGAAAGCTGGTCGAGGACTGCAACCTTTTGTATAGTTCCAAATTCATAGAATATGGTATTGTACCATTTTGAGTTGCTTCCTTTTCATAAGAAAACTTTACTATAGGGTCTGTAGGGTCTTTTTTTAATATTTTAAATAAGTCTACAGATTTAACCTCAATATAAATTGGTACATTAATATATGCATCAAATGTTTGGTTTTCAGAACACCCTAAAGTCGATAACATTTCTTCAACTAGAATTTCTACCATTCTTGATTTTGTGTTTTCTGCGGCCTGTAAAAAAACCTCCCCTAAAACGCCTAAGGACCCCAACCTGTTATTGATATTTTGAGAACTAGGTAGTACCTCTTTGAATATTTCGAATAGGTCTTGAAGTACATTAGATAAATTATCGACAGTATCTTTAACTTTATCTTTTGCTTCGTTTACTGCCTGAGTTCTTTTAGTCTTCTTGTCTTCCCTTTCTTTGATATTGGCTAATCTCTTTTGATCCCTTTTTCTTTTTTTTTCGGCAGCGACAGTTTTATAAGCGTTTATCTTATCATTAATCTTTTCCTTATCTTTACTGTTGTCTATGCCCATTATTAAAGTTTGTACTTATCAGAATCTTTACTTACATCTTTTGATATAAGAGTTTGTAAAGTGTCTTCATCCATGTCTGATAATGTGAATGAATCTTCTTTACTATTGTTTGACTTTTCCCATATAGATGATTGTAATTTTGACAAAGACAATTTCTTTTCTATGGTATCATTAATTATTTTTTGTTGTTCTTTGATAACCGGTCCAATTACTGTCATGTCTTCGGCGTCTTTCAAAAGACCTAACATTTTATTTTGTATTCTTATCGCTGTAGATCTTTGCTCAACTAATTCGTTATAGATTTCTTGCATTAACCCCAAAACGGAGTCTTTGTTGAGTAGTATTTCTTTTTTTCTTTGTCTGTTCATAATAATAAATATTATTAACTTAATTATTCATTATGAATCTTTTTCAGTGTCTCTAAGTATAAAACTTTGAATTTTTTCAAGTAAATTCTAATCTCTTTTGTGTTCAAATTTGTCATTTCTCTTAACGACAGCAACACTATATTTTTATTAAATTTATTGTTATCATTACCAATAAAAATATTCCCATAATTATCAAAAAGCTCTATTAGAGCGTACCCTAATTTTAGTTCGTTCTCATTATCAACATTTGTTGATACATATAATTTGAGGTCTTTTAAAAAGATCGCTATAATTTTTTCGGCGTCTATTTTTTCAAACTCCATGTAATAAACCATATCGGGTCTATTTTCTAAAGTTGAGGAAATGTCTTCATATGAAATTTTACGATTGGTTTCTTTTTGGTCTTTTAAAATTTGGCCCATTAGATAATTTTTACAAATCGTACCAAAATATGAATATGCTTTTTTATTTTTAGCGGGTTTGAATTTATCCACTTTGGTCATTAAAAATGAATGAGTATCACTATGTACATCATTATAATCCATGTCTTTTCTATATAATTTATACCTTCGTATAATAGACTCGATCATTTTGTCGAGTGGTTCACGAAGGTATGTATTATATATTTTTTCTTTTTCCTCGTAAGTTTCGGCAACTATATAATTTTTAACCGCTTCTTCTTCACGAACATCAAAATAATTTTTATTTTTTGCTTTCGTCTTTTGCTTTTCGTCTTGTGGATTGATTGATTCAACACCTAATGACATTAAACCGTTTCTGATACATATTTTATTTCTCTATCAGAAGTGAAAAAATGTTCTTTCTTTGCCGACTCTAACCAAAATTTAATTTCGTTCTCAGTCAGACTAGGTTGACCATATTTGTAATTCCAAAAAATAGACCCTTCTCTCATGTTCATATGTTTGTAACCAATTCTTGGAATTGTCATTATTTTAGCTGAGTTGTATGTCAATCTTAAAAGGAACTCATATACAAAAGTTAACTTAATTGAAGGTTTGAAACCACCATTTTCATTAAAAGTATTTTTTCTTATAACCATACCACTTGATTGGAAGTTTTGGTATGTCATTAATAAGTCGTTACTAAGGATTCCCATTTCCGAATTCATGCTTACTGCGAAAGTTGCTTCATTAGTAAACCCTGCGAACACCCCTTTATCGTCAATATCAATAACCAACGGAAGATACGCATCAACCTCATTACCATATGATTTTACATATCTATCTACACTTTTAAACCATATTGAGGAATACTCATCATCAAACTCTAAAATAGAAACCCATTCACCGTTCGATTCATTAACTCCTAAATTTACCTGAGATGCAAAATCAAATGAACCATTGTTCTCTACTAATTTTACATTAATACCATTAAAATCATATGATTGTAAAAACGACTTTAATTTTTCTTCGGTTGAGTGTACTACGATTAATTCAGTTATACCAATAATTTGGTTTTCTACTGATTTAACTGACTTACTGAATAAGTCTTCAAAATCTTTTGTCATAGATGTATTTACTGGTAAGATTACCGAAACATCAAATTTATTTTTTTCCATAATTAATTATTTTCTGATACTTTTATTTTTTCTAATTGTTCTTCAAAGATTTGAGATCTGGTTTTTAAATACCCATCAAATAATTCAACAACAGATGATTCGAATTTATCTTGGTCTTGGTATTCTTCTCCTGTTAATGACATATTAACATGAAGAGTTTCTGATATATTATCCTCTAACCAATTTTGAGTAAAGTTTGCAACAACATCAATAATCTCATTGTAATTATTAACCCATAACCCGTTTTCTTCAGTCATCCATGTAGGTTTTAAATTAGGGATTTTTCCAATTACAGGGGTTCCTGAAATCATAGACTCTAAAGGGAATGTACCAAACCCACTTTCATTATCAACCCAAATGGAAAGATACGATTCTTGTAAAAAGGTTGCGAAATCATCTTGTTTTATTCCTCTCATATCTCTAAATGTGATCCATCTAAATTGTGGATATTTAAGGTAAAAACTTTTTATTATTTTTGCAGTGTCTCTTGGTTCTCTGGTGTGGATTGCGATAATTGGTTTTGACGGTCTTTCTTTTTTCTTGAAAACTGAAGGAATATTTACATTTAATACATCAAAACTACCTGATCTCATAATTTCTGAAATGTATTTTTTTTGGAAATCTGATGTTGTGATACATTTAGTAAACCCGTATTGGGACCATGTCGTACCTGGCGATAATGTCTCTAACATATAGTCATATGCTTGACACAAAACAATTTTAGCACATGGGAAATTTTTTATTTGTTCCATCACATGTGAGTATAGTTCAGGTATAACAATAAAATCTTCAGGTGAAATTGCTAAGTTTTGACCGTCTATCGGAAGATGTGGAATTTTCATGTATTCTTCATCTAACCATTCTGATACACCTGTATAATCTGTAGTTTCGTGAATAATTGTAGGGTTGAATCCATTTTTTAATAAAGTTAGTGCTATGTCGTAAATATATCTAACAGATGCCTTTGGATTTCCTTTGGTGTCTTGCACCATAAAGTAGATTCTCGATTTTCTTGATTTAAGGTTCTCAATCGAACCCTCAACCTTTTGTATTTTTTCTAATTCCATGTTTTATAAATGTTTTATTATTTTATTCATTAATAATGTATTAAATGCAAATTTAAATGGTAAAGATAAATTTTTAGCACTATGAATACCTAAATTCTCATCCATTTCCTCTCTTTCAGTCAAAACGACCTCAATTAAAAATTTGAATGTGTCGTATCTTGTAACACTTATTTGTTGTTCAGGTTCCTCTGATTTTTCTTCAGTCTCTTTTTTACCTTTTTTAGGTAAAGGTATTTTGGATTTAGTCATACTAACTTGATGTTCTAATTCATCAATGTCTATATAGTATTTTTCTCCTAAAAAATCTAACATAATTTTAATTTTTTTAGTAATTCGTCAAATTCACCTAAAGACGAAATCTCGTAGTTACACTTAACTGATTTATTATATTCTGTAATATATTTTACAACTATTTTATCTGACGGAGCATTTGTTATATTTTCAGGATTTGATGTCAGTAACACATCGACATTATCCCACAATCTGTTTTTGGTTGACATGGAATAGAATATTACCGATTCAACTAATGACCCGAATTTTGATAAAAAAAATAATGTCGCTGGTTTAGACCTCCCTATTTCATCTGAGATTATGATCACATCACATGAATCACGGTGGTCAAGATAAAGATTATTTAACTCATTAAAAGTAAATGTTTCTGATGATCCGGCGTGACCAAATATTTGCATTACAAAATCTTCATACATGAAACTATAAAGTTCATCGTTATTTTTAAATTTAAAATGGTCCATTAAATTTAGACTGGTTACATCTGATAATATTTCATACTTAAATTCATTTTCTTCATTATGTTCAAAAGTGTTACCGGACATGTCCAAATCAAAAGTTTTACCTAATGATTCTGAGTCTTGCTCCTCTATAAAATGTTTCTCATACAGTTGCGTAAACTTTCCTAAAGTATCTCTTAATACACCGTTAACCTCAATTCCTACTCTCTTCGTCATATTTTTCTAATATTTTACTAATAAGTGGATTTCTCACATTTTTAGCGTTTCTGAAATCATACACGCCGACATCGTTAATATTTTGAAATCGTTGTAATGCGTCGTACAATCCGGATTGTTTTTTATCTTTATACCTATCAGTCTGTTCTAAATCTCCCGATATAAAAAATTTACTATTAAACCCGATTCTTGTCAATAGTAGTTTCATTTGATTAGGTGTTGCGTTTTGGGCCTCTTCAAAAATTAAAATCGAGTTATCGATATTCATTCCCCTCATATATGCTAAAGCGAATACCTCAATAATTTCAGATTCTTTTAATTTTTCTCTAGCCTCTTTTCCTATGATCTTATTAAGTAGATAGTAGGATGGAAAAATGTACGGGTCTAACTTTTCTTCTAAGTTTCCAGGTAGAGAACCTAATTTTTCCTCAGCTTCAACTGCGGGTCTTACAATGATTATCTTTTCATAAGAGTTATTTGGGTCCATAAGTAAGTCAACTGCCGCCCTCATGGAAATATAGCTTTTACCAACACCTGCAGGTCCTGAACATATGGTGATTTGGTTATTAATTAAGATATCGTAATACTCTTTTTGGTTATCTGATAAAAATTTATTTTTTTGTTTTCTTTTAATGACTGAATTAATAAAATCTTTTTTTGATATAGTTTTTGGAATTAATGATTCCTCAGGTGTTTGGATTGTTCTTTTTCTTGTCATTTATTTATTATTTGTTTTTATAGTAGTTTAACCAATACTCAATCATTTCATCTAACATAGATTCAAAAGTGTATTTTGGTTTCCAACCTAAATCATTTGTTAATTTTGAAGAGTCCCCCTTAAGATTTTCAAGTTCTTCGGGCCTAAAGTGTTTCTCGTCAATAACAACATAATCTTTATATTCTAAACCTAAAGTACTAAAGGTATACTCACATAAATCTTTTACCGTGTGTGAAACTCCTGTCGCACACACATAATCATTAGGGTTGTCCGATTGTAACATTAACCACATAGCTTCAACATAATCTTTAGCATGACCCCAATCTCTGGATGCTTCTAAATTACCTATGTGTAATTTTTCTTGTAGACCTAAACTGATTCTAACTGCCGCCTTAACCACTTTATTTGTTACAAAATTTGTACCTCTTCTTGGTGACTCATGGTTAAATAAAATACCATTCCATATTTTCATGTTATATGCGTTTCTATAATTTCTACAAATATTATATGAGAATACTTTGGCACAACCATAAGGTGAAACTGGATTCATCGGTGTTGTTTCTCTTTGAAGTCCATCCTTATCTATTGAATTACCGAACATCTCGGATGAAGATGCTTGATAAATTTTAATTTCAGGATTTACAAGTTTAACCGCTTCTAAAATATTCAGAGTACCTAACCCCGTAACATTTGCAGTGTATATCGGTTGATCGAAAGAAATTCTAACATGCGATTGTGCTGCTAAATTATAAACCTCATCGGGTTTAATTTCACTAATAACTCTTATTAGTGATGATAAATCCGTTAAGTCTGCGTAATGCAATATTAATTTGTCAAATACATTATCCAAACGAGAAGTTTGATTTTCAGAAACAGAGTTTCTTTTTAATGTGCCATGCACTTCATATCCTTTTTCTAATAATAACTCAGATAAGTAAGATCCGTCCTGACCATTTATACCTGTTATTAATGCAATCTTTTTACTCATTATTTACTATGTTTGAAATTAAATTTATTTGTTCTGATGTTAGATCCTGATGGTTTGGTATATAAAACCCATACTCATTGATCAATTGACAATTAGGTAAATTAACCTCACCATAATTTTTAATCCACATAGGTTTTTTTGACATATCACCAGCAATTAAAGGCCTAACTTCAATATTATCCTTAATAAGTTTTTCGATGATTTTTAATCTATTTTTATTTACAATGGGATATGCAAAATTAGAAATAAAGTCTGTTGGTCTATCTGTTATATTCAGTTGGTTGACATTTATTGAAGATTTATACAATTGAAAATTTTTGTTCCTTTTTTCAGTATAGTCATCTAATTTATCTATTGCTCTTAACCCAATAAACGCTTGTAGATCCGTTGATCTTAGATTAAATCCTGGTAAATAAAATGTATATAGTGAATCAAATTCGCTAATTTTATTTTCGTTTCGTAATTTATTTTGGATTCTTTTTGGTAGGTCTCTATCCCAACCATGACTTCTCATCATCAATAATGAATAATAAAAATCTTCGTCGTCCGTATTAATAAACCCACCCTCTATTGTACTTAAATGATGTCCAAAATACATCGAAAAAAATGATGCAAAGCCAAAAGACCCGAGGTATTTTTCATTATACTTTGATCCCATGCTCTCGCATACATCCTCCAGTAGGATCACATTGTATTTCTCACATAGGTCAAGAACTTTTTTCATATCAGGAACTAAACCTAATGGTGAGACTAAAATGAATGTAGATGGGTTATGTTGAATAAACAATTTTTCCAAGTGATCTAAATCACAAGAAAGATCCTCAAGATTACAATCACATAAAATTGGTTCCATACCTAATATCATAGGTGAACTAACATCGGTTGCCCAACTTAACCCTGGTACAATTACTTTATTATTTTTTAATTTGTTGGTGTGTTGTAAAGCCGCTAACGCTAAAAGAATTGCGGAGGAACCTGAATTAAGATAAACCGAATATTTGGTTCCTATTTTTTTCGCCCATTTAGATTCTAATTCCCAAGTTAGATCTCCTTTTGTTAGTCTCGGAATCTCGTCTTGTCCTAACCACTCAATTAAAGAATTTATATCTTCTTTATTGATAGTGTCACTTACTAATTTTATACTCATAATGTCTTATTTTCTTAATTTATCGTAGTTTTGAATAAACCAATCTATTGTTGTTTTAATTCCATCCGATAATGTCGTAAATTCAAAATTCGAAGGTGCGTCCGAAATTGCAGGTTTCCTCAATTGACCCGTCGGTTTTGTGTTATCAAACAGTATATCATCTTTCGAAATATTGAAGTTTTCACAAATTAAATTAGATATTTCCAAAACTGAGTGCTCATTCGGATTTACCGCCATAAAGGGATAGTCACTTTTCCAATTATCTAATGACCATAAAATTAATTTTGCTAAATCATCAGAATGAATTACTTGTCTTAATTGTGAACCATCGCCCCATATTATCATTTTTTCTTTATTTTTTTTTGATTCATACGCTCTATGGATCATAGCTGGAATCATATGTCCACCAAATAAGTTGAAGTTATCGTGTATTCCGTATACATTCGTAGGTACAACTGAAACCCAATTAGATTTAAGAACCTTTTTAATAGTGTTTGTTTCGTATCCTGCTAATCTTTTAGCGTAAGCATAACCTTCGTTTGATGGATGAGGTTTACCCTTGTCAACATCCTGAGGTTTCATTGGAAACTCTATGTTTTTCTCAGGAAATATACAAGTCGAAAGTAAATTCACAAAGTTGGGAACTTCATTTCTAAATGAAGTCTCCATCACATTATTGTTTATTACGAAATTATCTATAAAAAATCCTTTATTATCGGATAGGTTTGCTTGAACACCTCCGACTTTTGCGGCACAATGAATTATTGTATCCACATTACTATGTTTTACATGATAAGAAAAATAATCATGAGTTTTTTTATAGTCTAAAAGATCCACCTCTTCTTTTGTATGGTACACATGATCGTCACCTAGTTGTTTTCTTAATGCCGAACCAACTAACCCATTAGACCCTGTAATTAATATCCTACCCATTTTTTGTTTTTTATTAAGTTTATATATCAATACCGTTAAAATATGTATTGAAGTTATTTTCCCATATTCTTGGTATGGGGGTATTATTTAATTTCATTAATTTAGTATGTGATAAAACCATGTTCTTGTTTAGAAATCCCGCAGAAATACTAAAAGTACTTGACCCCACTATTAATATATCAGAAGTCACCATCTTTATAAAGTCACCCATAAATTTTCCACCCGAATCAGAAGTATAATACTCAATTCTTGGGTCACTCAATTGGATTCCCGACTCACCCCAGCTGAAGATTTTTATTTTGCAATCAGATTCTTTTTCCAAAATAAATTCTATCAACTTTTGATATGTTTCACTTTCTATCCATCTATAAGGTTTGTCTTCCTCAAAAATATCTTCACCACGCCTGATGTGTATCGATATAGTACGGGTTTGGTCCCCTCCAAAGTTAAAGGTATGTGAGGATTTAATTTTTTCTAAAAAGTTTTCTGTAAAATAATTTTCAGAACCTTCATTATAAATTAAATCATGACAGAATGGTTTAACCGTACAATCTAAATCCTCAGTTTTAGAAATATCAATATTATTAATAATAGAAAATACAAACTCATTAGATCTAATTAAATCTTCGTTAAGAAAATTTTTTGAACTAAGTAGTTTTATGTTTTGAATAGGGGAGTGTTTATACGGTATTTTGTGTTTGTCGCAGTATGCTAAACCTGATATTATACTAAATAGTTGCGATCCGAACCCGTCTTCACCTCTACTAATTGTCAAACATTTCATATTTTACTGTATATTTTTTTATTTCAAAATAACATATAAACCCCATAAAATAAACACAAGTATTATCTATTTGACTTAGAGTTATTGAATTATGTTTACTAACCTTGCGAACGAACTTTTAGGGTTGAAATGTTTAAAGTTACTTTTTGACAGTAATACCATATCTATGTATGCGTCAATAGTAGCGTCTAAAGGTGTTACAACATTACAAGAATAGTTTGAATTAATATCAGATTTGTAAACATTATTTTTTTGGGGTCTCACTTTGATCATTGGGTATTTTACAATTATATTTTTTTCCCAATCGGGGTCGTCGGAACAAAAAAATATATTATTACCATTTCTTAGTTCTTCATCTATTATAGGAAAGTACGATTCAAGTTTTTCATTTATGAAATCTGTACCTCTTGCGTGGATTCCTACTGTGTCTTTATTTATTTCTAAATAACTTTGTAAATCATTTATTTTATCAATTATTTCTTTTTTAGGTTTTAACTTAAAAAAATTTTCTTTGACGGTTTCTTTATCGACATGACCAATAAGATCGTTAAAAAAAACAATAGTGTTTTGGTGACTGAGATTATTAATATTAAATAAATGTACGGGTTTAGGAAAACTTCTTTTACTCATATTCAAAAGAGAGTCTATGGAGTTAATTTTGAATTCATATTCTGACGCAATTAATCCACCCTCACTACCATGAAAATTTTCAACATCAACTAAATTATCTAATTCGGTAAAACTAAGTGACCCGATATTTTTATTTTCAAAAATATCTTGAAAATCACACATTAATCTCATGGTTTTTGGCCAAACCAACTTAATATTATAATCAAAAATGTTTTTTATGTTTAAAAACGGGCTTAACCTATTACCCAAACCTCCCGAACAATAAAATATCAGATTACTCATTATAAAAAACTATCTAGGGTCGTACCCCCATTTTGATATAAAATATCTTGTGTTATGTCCCACAATACTGTCTGATCTATCCCCATTGGCGTACATCTCAGTACCATGATTAACCATAGTACCATTTGACCCATCAAAAGATACATAGTTCTCCTTATTGAGTCTATTACCTAAATCCTGATCTTCATGACCATAGTGACCATCAAAATTATTATCAAAGAGACCGATTTCGTCAATAACCTTTTTTCTAATACCTAAATTTGCGGTACTAAACCATCCGGATGCTAAATCACCATTTGGAAATCTAATTTTTCCCTTACAAACATCAGATGTATTCAATACATCAACATGAGATTGTACAAAATTACTATCCACAGGAATACAATCGTCGTCTAATAAAATTATGAACGGAGAAACACATAAAGAAACCGATTCATTGAATCTGGCGACTCTATGGTACCCATCATCTTTGTTCCAAATATATTTTGTAATGATCGGATGGTCGTTGGGGTTTATAATTGTTTTATTTCCGTCATCGTTAACTATTAGATTAAAATCCGTGTTGGTTTGTTTGGATAATATATCTAAGGTCTCTATTAACCTATCATTTCTATTGTAGGTTGTAATGCAAATATCGACAGTTTTAATTTTCATTAGAATCCTATTTTTTCATTTTCCGTAAATGGAAAGTTATATTTTTTTAAATAATAATAAAGAACTGACTTATAATGTGAATTCTTTAATTCAGGTTTCAACCAAAGAAATTCTTGCACAACCTCTAAGTCTAAAAAGGGGTACCTTGATTCAATTCCATATGAACCAGCAACATACTCTTCTTTCGCCAAATAAGATTCCATCGAACTATTAAAAAAACTTGGCCAAGGAAAAACGCTTTTTAAATCTTCAGGAAAAAGTCCACCAAAATTACTGTGGTTATATTTCTTAATACCACCAAAACCATAATCTGAAAAAATTTCATCAGCACCTTGTCCAGACAATAGAATTTTTTTTCCATCTTTAATTGCGTTACTACAAACATGTGATAAATGTTTTGCACCATTATCATCAATTAAAGATAACCAATATTCGTTGTAATCACTTGAGTTTGAATAGGTAACAAATTTAAATGTTTCTGTATTATTTTTTATATAATTGTATGCAACATTGATCTCATCAGTGTTTTTAGTTAGAGATTGTTGCTCATTATTATTTAGTAATGAAAATCTCTGATTAAGAATATTTGAGTTTTCTGTGCCGATTACGGTATATGATTTGAATTTTACATTTTGGTTTAGTAATTCACAACAAATAGCCCCACTATCATAACCACCACTAAGACCTATAAATATTTTTTCTCTAATTCCGTTAGTTCTTTTTTTAATTGATTTCTCAAACGCACTAACCCAATCCTCAAAAGTATCTTTGTTTTGGTTCGACACATCAAAATTATGAACTAATCTTTTTTCCAATGGAGTCCTTGTTTTTAGGTCGACAATCAAAGTTGTGTTTGGATCCATCTTTAAGATGTTTGTGTATCCTAATTTTTTTAAAGGGTCACTATATGATGATGTTGCGATACCGTCAGTTAAAGAATAAAAAATTGGTTTAGTTTTAAATGTATCTGTTGATATTATTACTATGTTTTTATTGAAATCTACTAAAGTTATAGCAAATTCTCCATCTAGTTTTTTTATGAAGTTGTATCCGTCTTTAATGTATAGAGGTATTAGACATTCCCCATCTGAATTGTAATCACCAAATTCTTTATAGTTATATATTTCACCATTATAAAGACAAATTATGTTGTCTTGTACAAATGGCTGTGTTTTAAATTCTCCGGTTATACTCAATAAGTTGTGTAGAAATGAATATCCGTTTTTAACAAAAACATTTGTATTGTCAGGACCTCTAAACTTATTAAAGAAATTAACATAATCTACATCTGAGATTTCTTTGTTTGTGAAAATAAAACTACACATATTTATTGACCTTTGATTCTTACTTGAGGCATTATCGGATTTTTTCCTAACCCACCATTAGAAAACCCCGGTAAAATTTTAATGTCAACACCTGTTTTCCAAATAACAAATGGCATACTTATCTGATCTCTTGATGAATATCTAGAAATTTGATCCCACCATCTCAAATTTAATTTTTGTACATTATGAGTATTTTTTCTAATACTTACAGGTAATTCAAACAATCCGTAATTTTCGGGGAACCCTTGAGATCTATAGTAATTTAGTTGATTGTCGACTAAATTAATATGATCATATTTAAGTCTTTTTATTTCTTCTCCTTCTTGATAAGCACAATTTCTAGATGTGTGGACCCAAAGACCTATTTCTGAATCTCCCATGTAATTTTTTATAACTTCAGAGGGATCCATGATAAGGTCGTGAGTGGTATCCATCCAAAACCAATAATCATAGTTAGGAAAAAAAAGATTAGGCAGTACCTTATATATTTTAGCATTTCTCCTCGACTTATATTCTTCATCTAAAGAAAAATCAATGTGAGGAATTTGTTTCCATATCTTGCAGTCGTGTTGCCTGTCAACAAATGCAAAATAATCAACCCCATCAAACTCGATTTCAGGATCCCTCAATGGGTTAGGTAATCCTATATGTGATGTTATAACTGCTATTTTCATAAAGTTTTTTTATATTTTTTCACCCAAGATATTACATTACCTTTAGGAATCCACCCCAACTTGTTTTTAATTTTACTGTTGTCTGCCAAAGTGATATAAGGTTCTAACCTTTGTTCATTGTAAACTTTTTCTGATTCAAATAAATCTGCAATTTCGTTAATACTATAATTGTCACCGTTACCGACATTAAATACATCACCGTTGAAAGATTCTTCATATACTCCGGCTAAATAATTTGCTTCGACAACATCCCCAACATATGTAAAGTCTCTTTTTTGCTCACCATCGTTGGTTATTGTTAAATGTTTAGATTGTTTATATTGATTAGCAAAGATACCAATCACAGTACAATAAGCCCCTTCATCTAACATACCTTCACCATAAACATTGAAATATCTAAGAGATACCGTATCTAAATTGTAGACTTCGGAAAAAAGTTTACAGTATTGCTCTCCAATAAATTTTTGTAATCCATAAGGACTCATTGGGTTGGGGTTTGCAGTTTCAGGTGTTGGGAATATGTTAGTATCACCATAGACACTACTTGATGCTGAATAAATAACTCGTTTTACTTTTGACCTATGTGACGCAACTAAAATTCTCAATGTTGAATCTACATTCGCCCTATTAAAAGAAATTGGGTCTACAATCGAAGGTTGTACCCTTGCTTTGGCTGCAGTGTGGTACACCAAATCAACACCTTCCAAATAATTGACTAAAGTTTCCATATCAATTTCTGAAACATCGGATTTTATAAATTCACAGTTATTTGGGATATTTTCTAATTTACCCGTGCTCAAGTCATCAATTACCAATACTTGATGACCTAAACTTAAAAACTTTTTTACGATATGGTGACCAATAAATCCTGCACCACCTACTACACATACTTTCATTTTAAAAAATTTTTATATTACAATCCATTTTGTGGGATAAATGTCCTTGGTTTGTAAATGTTTATTTATTGGTCCAAACCAATCGGATGGACATATAACTTTTTTATCTTCATTTTTATTTAACCACGCTCCCCACCAACTGAATGTTGAATTTGCAATTATGTTATGATAACACATTGACATTAAATATAGATTTTCAAAATCAGTGTCCCCTTCTATGAAATGGGTATTTTTAAGGAAACTAAAATTTTCTTTACACCATTCTATATCATCTGAAAATATCAAATACTCACAACCCTCACCAATAATATTAGTTGCTTTTTCATAATAGTCAATTGGTTGTACCGTGTGGGAATCGCTCAACCTCACATAATCCCCCCTCCTTATGTGAATTGAGCAAGTTTTTTTTTGGAGTAAGTGGAAATATTTTGTAGTTAACTTATTTTCAATTTCATTGGTAGCTGAGAACAAATTTAAAATCTCATTCCTATAAACATTAAAATATTTTTCAGATTGGAAATATCCGTATAACATGATGTTGTTATGTGCATTAGGTATTTCATTATAATGAAAACGGGGTTCATGGTATAACTGAATATCTGAGGGTATTGACCCAAATTCTATTCTGCTAAAAATATTATTAAAATAATTGTTTATTGGTTTATGTGATCCGTGAGATACAACTTTTGGACAGATAAACTTTTTAGAATCCCTTAAAGATGTTGCATATGCCGCTGCGATTTGAAATAGACAGTTACCTAATCCCCCCATTAAATTTGTACTAATAATATTCATTATATGATATTATATTTTTTTATGACATAGTTTATCTCATCATTAATGTCTAACCTATAGTTGGAACTAATTTGATTTTCATGTAATCTATTCGTAATAAGAGTTTCGGGTATTATTGCGGGTAATCCGTATTTAGTGTAAAAATTATAATAAATCTCACAATCCATGAGCATCACTAGATTATCATCAAAAAGAATGTTAGAATCTTTTCTAAAAGACAAAACGGACGGGGAACTTATTGTGTTTATCCCTCTATATATTGAGTCATTCCAACTTGGGACCATGTAATTCCAATACTTACTGTTATTAGAATCTGTGTGATTACACCCATTGACAACCCACATTACATTATCTTCGAATTTAGAAGAGATCATTTCTAATGATTTATTGTTAAATAAAAAATCGTCTTGGAACATCACCTTAATAATTTTCCCTTTTGAATGTTTGATTGAGTTGTTGGTGTTGGATGGGCTATTACCAATTTTTTCTTGGTTAGTGACATAAACTATATTAATATCAGAAGAGTACTTTTTAACCACATCCTGTATTAGGTTAGTTGTACTGTGGTCCGAAATCACAACTTCAAAGTCTTGGAGTGTTTGAGTTTTAATTGTGTCGAGCAATTTAGACAAATAAACCCCCCCAAAACCATTTTGCTCCCATGTGGGTATACAAATTGAAAATAAAGGACTCATAACAATTTATATGGTTTCATATTTCTAATTTTATCGGCAATTTCGTTTACCAACTTAAGATCGACTTTATGATCATTTATGGGATTTTGTTCGTTATATACATAATTTACATCAGTCATGAATCTATATCTATTTTCTCCGGACATTTCAAGCATCGGGTACATAAAAGATAAATCACCTGTAACTTTCCAAAATTCACCATTCTCATCTTTCAGATCAGATTGATCAATTTTTCTCCATAGGAAAGCTCTCCAAGTTCTGATATGAGATGCAGTAAATCTTACATTCCTAAGATTATCAAAATTTGTTTGTTTTGAAGAAAAACCGGGTTGACCTGTAGAGTATTTAAAACTTCCATTAGCTATCCACACATTTGGGTTTGAGTAAACATTATATATTCTTTCCAAGGCTTTTGAATCAGGTAACCAATCATCTCCGTCTACTTCTACAATTATTTCGTTGTCTTGAATGTTTGGGTTGTTTCTAATTACTTGGTCGTAGTTTCCTGGCTGATACATCTTTTTTTCATTTTTAATTAAAAGGAATCTATCGTCACCTTTAATCATGTTTTCAACTTTAGAGACACTGTTGTCTGTAGAGATGTCATCTGTTATATAACATTTAAAATCTGTATGTGTTTGACCCATAATCGAACCAATACACCTTTCAATATAATTTTCAGCATTAAATAAAGTAGTTACAATTACCATAAGTTTAGTTCATTAATAATTTTATCCATTTTTCTATGATTTCAGAATTAGTAATTGACTCTGAATCGTTGTTTGTTGCGAAGTTTCCTTTAAAAATTGTTCCAGTGGATTCGCATTCATCTTTAACAAGTGATGCAACTTCACTTTTTGAAGAAAGGTAAGCATAATTGATCATGTCGTAAATTTTTTGTTTATCCGAAACAAAACCATATTCAACAACCTTATCATTATCGATAAGAGGTTTTACTTTTTTTTCATAATAATTTTGGTCACTAATATTTCCAAACAAATATATTTTCTCCATACCATCTTCAATTGCTCTCTCGATTGAGACATGGGTTTGTTTGTTCTCATCTATAGATCCCACAATACCCGCAACATTTTTTACAGATTCATCCTTTTCTTTTTTTTCCAAAACTTCTTTTATGTTTGGTATTATTTCAAAAGGACCATTGTACTGATTATGATATTCTCTCTGTTTATTATTTACAAATACAACCGTATCCCAATACTTTTTAATTTTACCAACCTCAAATAAATTTTTTTCGTGACATGATAAAATAATCTTTTTTACATTTGGTCTATCACCTAAATTTAAAAAATGAGTTATTACAATATCATTTTCGTATAATCTAAATTTTTCATCTAAAAGTCCTGATTTGCATTTATCTAAATGCCAAGGGTGTGGACCATAAAAGGTTGTATCTATACCGCTTTCATTAAGTTTATTAGTTAAGTTGATAAATGCGAAAGTTGATCCACCTCGGTCACTCCATCCTGAAATTATTTTAACCATTTATTATTTTATTGTAACAATTTATTAAATCTCCAACATTTTCAAATTTTGACTCTCTGTACATAACATTACATAACGGGTACAAGTTAGTGGCTTCTTTTTTAGACACATCGTCAAAAACATGTATAATGTCATAGTATATTTCTTTTATTTTATATAACTTATTAGGTTCAGCAAGAACAAAACCATTAGGTGTGTTTGACCCCCATTTACCGTCACCGATTTTAAAACCATTTGGTTCGGTTATTGGGTATAAATTAATTGATTTCCCTTTGAAATGATTAATTGTTTTTTGGTCCAAGATACCACAGAAACTAACATTATATTTTGTTTGGTTTAAAATATCAAGTAGGGGTTTTGACGACTCATAGTTTTTAGTATAAATTAGAACCTTTAACCTTGAATTTTTATCTAAATCCATTTTAACTTTCAACGGAAGATTTTCTTTATTATTTTCTGCAAAAATAATTCTGTTTTGTTCCCATTGGTCATTTGTTGCTCCGATTGATTTGTGAGTTACTCTTACATCATACATAACTCCAATTTTAACACCTCTAATGAAATTTCTAAATGAAAAATCAACATCATAAAAGTGAAACCCTTTTATGTTCTCGTTAAATTTTTCTTTGATATTTTTTTTATTTAATGCGATTAAAAGTCCGTCCACCAAAACCACATTTTCAATTTGATTCCCTAAACTCTCTGAGTATTTTGACTCCCATTTTTTTCCTCCGTGTTCGTGATTAACAATACCTTTCATTTTAGAAAAGTCTTCCCACCATTTAGCAGATGAGGGTAGTTGAGTTGACCCGGCAAGACCTAAAATACCATAGTCAGTATTTCTTTTAAAATGTTTAATAATTTTTGTACCCCAATTTTTACTATCAAAATAAATGTCATCATGACACAATACGACGATATCATTTGTCGATTGTTCCAATATCATATTATATGCTTCAGGTAGTGAATACTTACCTTCATTTTCAATTGGTATAATCTGCGGATTTGGTACTCCACATGATTTTTTTAATAGTTCAATAAAACCATCATTAATCTTTCTCGTTGAAAATCCTATAGTAATCATTTTAAACCTGTTGACCCAAACCCATTATCATTTCTGTCTTTTTTTCCAATCTCAGAAATTTTCGTTAAATTAACCCACTTACCATTTACTACCGGACAGAAAACTGCTTGTGCGACTTTTTGACCTTTTTCTATTTTTACCACTTCGTTTGTTGTGTTAAAAATAATAACCTTAACTTCTCCTTGGTAACCACTGTCTACAGTTCCTGGTGAGTTTAAAACCATTAATCCTTGATTAAGGGCTAAACCACTTTTAGACCTTACTTGTATTTCGTAACCATCAGGGATGTCAAATCTTATTCCCGTCGGTATTAGATTTCTACCTAATGGTTGTATCTCAATTTCTTGAGAAGCTCTTAAATCAAATCCCGAATCAGATTCATAAGCATATTCAGGATCTTTGTTGTCGGTACTGTTAGTATATTTTAAATTAACTTTTTTTGTTAAGGAATCTTCAAAATACGAATTTAAATCGTCTTCACTAACACCCATTGATGATAACATTTGTTCAGGGCTGCTCATATCAATTCCATTGAATTTTCCTTGCAACTCTTTCATTATCTTAACACTCTCTCTTAAATTTTTAATATTATCAAACATTTTATTTTAAAGATTTTAATTTCATTATTGCTTCAATTAAAACATCAACATCCTTTTCACAATATTCTGATATTTCATTTAACATGTTATTGCTCCAATATGCCTCGTGAACCATCCCACCATTCACAGGTCCATCTTTAGGTGTTGGGATATCTAAACACGCGCACATTAAATCTAGTGATCCAATTGCTGTGTAAGCACCATATTGCCATACTTCTTTAGTATCAATTGCTTTGACTTCCCACGGTTTAGTGTCGTATGAAGGAAGAATTTTAGATGGCTCCAAACCATTTATGATCATTCTTTTTGCCAACATTGGGATATCAAAGTTCTTTAGGTTATGACCACAAAGATAGAAATCTAATTTGTGGGTTCTATTTAACAAGTTTCTAACCTCAGATAAAAGTTTCTGTTCATCATCACCTGAAAAAGTTTGTTTTTTTACTTCACCATTGTCTAAAACAAATGCCATAGAAACACAAACTATTTTTGCGAACTCAGGAACAAGAGCCGCTCGTTTTTTAAATACTATATCCATGTGTTCCTCTGTGGTCCTACCCTCTCCGAATTCTTTGTCTTCGGGAAATCTTTTTAAAAACCAATCAAAGTATTTGTCAAACTGATGTGCGACAGTAGGATTGGTTTTTATACATGATTGGTAATCAGGGCAACCACCAACAGTTTCAATATCTAAAAATAAAATTTTGGTTAAAGGTACATTTATCATTTTACAAGTGTTTTATATAGTTCAGCTCTGTCTCTTGTCACTTTATTAAGATCGTATGTGTCCTTTACGGTCTCATATAATTTTTGACCTAAATCATAAGCCCAATTAGGGTTATCTATTAGTTTCTTCATATATTTTTGCCAATCACTATGATTTCTAACTTCATCAACCAATAACGCATTACCATCTGTAAATTCACCATTCTTCAATGCATGTTTTAAATCAATACTATAAGGACCAATGTTAGATGCGATAATTGCCTTTTTGTAAAAACCCGCCTCAATTACCTTTAATTGTGATTTAACTCTGTTAAAAATGTGATTTTTAATTGGTGCTAACGATACATCGAATAATCTGTAATTAGAAGCATAACTAGTGACAGGTTTAGTCCATACTCTATGATAAAAAGATTCTTCATCATATGGTTTATCTTCAAATTTCATTAGGAAGTCTTTGTGGGTAGGGTCAACAAACTGATAGTTGTTTGTAAAAATTTCTTCGTACCGAGCCCAAACAGTTTCTTCAGGTCTAATAGGTCTTTGTTTTTGTTCTTTAGTTTGTTGGTTAATTTCTGTAACTGTCCCTCTGATATCAAACCCACAAAGATACATTTCAAATTTATCTTGTTGAGGTTTTAGTTTACTAATAGTTCCGTCAAGTAATTTCAAATCGTGTAAGTGAGATGACCCACCTAACCAACCAAATCTAAGTTTGTCACAAGGTTTTGTTTCGTGTTGGAATTGTGGTTCTTTTGGGTTAATTGCGTTAGGTAGCACATAAACATTTTTATTTAACTTGCTAATTTCTGCGGCAAAAACAGAAGTTGTTGTTGTCACATGTTGAGCAACTTTTAAGTTGTTCATAATTTTTTGGTGCAACTTATTTTCGATAACTAATTGGTGAACTGGATGTTCTTTTGTTGGTAACCAATAATCGTCAATATCGGCAATAGTAACAATACCCAATAAATTTAACTTTTGAATGAGGTTCACAGAATTATCATAGTCGTGACCTATTGTTCTATGAAAATGAACTATATCGTATTGTTTCCAATAATTTAGATCATTTACTTTAGGTTCGTAATCAATATCAACATGAAATTCATCTGAATGATTATTTTGTAGACATACATGTGGATCCACACTTCTAAATTTACCAACACCTGTCTTATCTGATGGTAATACCAATACCTTAATTTTACTCATAAATGAAATTATTTTAAGTAAAAAGTAGGTATTATAAATCAAAAAATCCACCCTTGTGAGGTGGATTATTTATTATTGTACTAATTTCTTAACTTTCGTGACCCTACCAATAAAAAGGTGATTTCCTACTTTGAATTGTATGGTATCATTTGAGTTAGTTGTTGACTCAACTAACATACCTGATTGTCGTAATTCTTCTTGGACAACATCTTTTACGGTATCTCTAACAACATCCCTAATCATAGATTTCATTTCATTCATATTGAAATTAGATGGTGATGGTTGTTGTTGTGGATTGGTTGTTAAATTCTTAACTGACTGAGGTTGTTGATCTGATGAACTTCTGTTTAAATTCATCAGCCTTTGTGCTCCCTCAATGACATCATCACTAATTACTGATCCACCATTCATAGAACTAGGTTGAACAATTGGTTGTTCGATCATTAATTTTTTTATTTCGTCTGGTAATTTTGAATTTTTAATTCTACTCTCCTCGATAGGTTGTGATGGATCAAAACTTGACCTTTGTGGTGTTGATATTTCACTGGCAAACTCTTGAGGGATATTGTAAGACGCTTGTGGAGTTTGGAAGTTCTCTACCATTGGGGTTGATGGGGTCGCGTTACCCCTTTGGATATTACTATGAGCATCCATTATTTTTTTTGACATTGCTAATTTCTGCATTAAATCTGACATACTATGCTATATTTTCTTCGTTATTAAATTTTGCGTTAACCAAAACTTGTATCATAGACCTATCACCATTAGGGTTATATAAAGGTCTAACTTCAGTAAAATTATCCATTGTAGGCTTAAATGTAAATATTTTATCTACTCTGAACAACCTCCATCCTGGTAAAATATTACCTTCATTGTTTGCTGAGTATGAAGAACCTTCTCTTTCCCAAGCCCTTAAAACTAAATTGTTTTTTTTACTAAAACCTAAACATACGGGTTCTATGGTGCGATAACCCTTACCTCCGTTATCTTTACCATTATAATATATTGTAATAACTTTCTTATTTTTTACCGCATCAGTAATATCACTGATCGCAGCAATTTCTGTTATTAGACCCTTAAGGTTATTTAGAAGTTTCATTGAACAATGTAGTATGGGTTGAAAGAATTATATTTATTAACCTTTATGTCATCTTTTCTTTCTGCGACATCGGTACTCGTACCAATATTTTGGTTGTATATATCTAATTCTACACCAGTACCTCTACCAATTTTATCTCCGTTTGCTAACGCATCAGGATGGACTGGAGAATATTGATCTTCAGTGTTGAAGTCATTTCTTGCAAACAATTTTCTTCTTTGTTCGTCAGCAACTGATGACATTGCATTGCTAGGTTGACTGAAATCTAATTTATCTGATTGTACTGCCATTTTTTAAAATCCCTTTATTAGTTTATTTATTCGTCTGATTTGATTTTCAACCTTCAATTCGTCGGATGTTGATCCGTGTTTATCGTTAAGATTAAAAGAATTCTTTTCGTGTGAATCAAGGTATTGATTGGCCATACCAGCATCAGACTTAATTTTTTTTGCTGAATTATCACCATCTCGCCACACTCTTAAAACTTCGTCACACCAAGTTTTCATTCGATCACCCCCATTCAATATGAATGGAGCGTCTTTTTTATCACCACTATAAGAATCAAACCAATTTTTAATTCTTTTTATTTGTTGGTATGTTGCAACTTTACTTTTTTGAAACTCTTGGTTTCTATTATAACCTTCTGTATTTGAATCGGCAGACACAGAATCAAAACAAACCTTTAAGTGTTTGATTAAAGTGTCTGGCAATTTTGCAGTTTTATTATATAAGTTACTGTTCATTTTTAATTAGTTCAATTAACTCTTTTACACTTATGTTATTATCCTTAGCGACTCTCTTCAAAGATTTAATATTCCTCAAAAGCAAATGGTTAATTTCCTTGCTTTTATTTTTCAAATCATCGTCATTTGATTTGTTTACTAATGTGTCTTCTATAATGTCTTTTGATTCATCAATTTCTTTTTCTTTAAGAATAAGTCTATCTATGAAATTTTTTAACTTGGATATTTTCTTAGGTGCTTTTTTGTCTCTACCTTTTTCTTTTCCTTGGTCTAATGTTCTTTGTGTTGCAGCATCTTTGTCTAAACCTAATTCTTTTTCAAAATACTTTTCAGTTTCCTTAGCGTCCATAAACTTGGTTTTTTTATAACCAAAGGCTTTCGACATATCTTCTTCTTTTACATGACCTTCACCATAGTAACCATACCACCCCCTCAAAAGTGGATCTCTTGGGTTTCTAGCTGCTGGCACTATTTGGTCAGTTGTTTTTGTACCGACTCCTGTACTTGCAGGATCCAAAATAGGAATACTTGACGATAACCAAGTTCCATCCGCATCGATTAATTCGGTAACTTCTTCCTCCTTAGAATCTTCTTTCTCAACCTTAGATTTGAATATGTCATGACTTTTACAAGGCATATATTTTCTCTCACCATCTTCGTTATGATAATGAAAGCCTGAGCACCCTAAAGTTTTTGCAACTCTCTCGGCTCTTTCTTTTGTTGAGTATTTATAACTTTTCATTGCAGCTTTTACCTATAAATACTTCAGTTAAAGTATTTATCATAAAAAAGTATGCCAACTCAGAATCTTAATTCATATTATTACCCAAGGTATAGATCAGTTTTGAACTTTGGTCAGTATTTTGACCTTACACTAGCGTCGGATGAAAGGAACTATAATGAGGAGGCGGTATTTTCAAACCTATTGATTGGTGAAAATGATGGTAATAGATTGCCAATCAATATTGACCTTTCTAAGTCTGATTGTAGTAGCCAACTAATTATAAATTTTGGTCAATATCTTTCAGGTAATACCTTATTATCTAAAAATTATTACAACCCAAACGGTGTTGATATAAATTGTTTTTCTGCGTTTACAGGGGTATGTGATGTTGGTTTGGTCGCAACAGATAATGGATTGTTTACTGAGATGTCAGGAGAGACTTTGTATTACTCGATGGGTATCAGAAATGATTACAAGTTTCACCCACATTACTACGATAGAAGATTCAAAATGCATCCTGTGACAGGGTATACATCTTCACCAAATCAAGTATTTTCAGGTAGACCTAAAAATACAATTTATAACATAGTATCTAGATACAGTAACTTTGTGGGATATTACCAAGATTTGTACGGTGGATTCTACCAAGGATTTTATAAACTTTTTGGATTTGATTATGAAGTTTTCCCAGAAAGGGTAAATCAAGGATGGACGGTAGAAATGTTATTAAGACCAAGAAATAATGAGGCATATTCCATTACCACAGGACAAACTTATTTGAATGGAATCTACAGTGGGAATGCTGGAACTTTTTTTCATTTTGGCACAAGAGCGGAAAATAAATATTATCATTTTGCTTCAGGTAGTCCAGAATCTGATTCGGGGTATACTAGAACATTTACATCAGGGTTAACTGAAATGAAAACTTGCTCGTGTTCCGATACAGGAGTCACTAATTCTGAATGTCACTACATTTACCCAAAAAGTGCAACAACTGCGTACCATAACATTGGGTGTGGGTGTGGGGCTTGTACTGAACAACTTCCCGTACCACCTTTAGATCCTATGTTTGATGTGGTATCCAACGGACTTTCATTGAGGTTCAGTGGTTGTCCCGCAAACCCAAGAATATGTGTTAAATACATTAAAATCACGGGAGACTGTGTGACTACAGGAACATGTGAAACAACTGGTGTAACTTTTCAAACGGGATACACAATTACTGAAGTTTGCACAGAACCTATTTATGATGTCTGTGATTATGTATGTACAGCAATTACTCAGGACCGATGGGTTATGGTAAGTGCCGTTTTTGAACGATATACAGCAATTGAGGATTGTGACCTATTGAACTTAGGTGGATTGAATGATGTTAGGGTTGAAACATACCAATCAAGTATAAATGGAACAACTTATAACTTGATAATGCCTCCAGAAACACATTCAGGTGATACGAAAGAAAATAAAGTTTACCAAGTTAAATTTGATCACAAATGGTTCGATGATGCATGGTACCGAATGGGAAGACTTAAAATTTATGCTAACGGATATCTATTTTTGGTTATTGAAAATTTTGAAGAGATAATACCAAGAGAATTAAACACCGAAAAGGAAAAACAAATTGGAGTACCATTTAATATTTCATTTGGGGGAGGGTCTCAAGGATTACACGACCATTTAATATTTTCATCTTCAACTTTACCATACGGACCTTATCAACAGGATCCGGAACTATTTCCCAATAACATACTTTCTGCAACAACTTTTAGTGCGTTATCGACAAACATTTTAGTAGAACAAACTTTTGGTGGATCATTTATGGGAGGTATTTCACAATTTAGAATGTATACCGAACCTTTACAATCTCCTTCTATACAACATAACTTTAGAATATTAGAACAACAATATCAACTTTTCAATTATTGGTGTCCTAACTGTTTGAATCCATCTACACCGACACCAACACCAGGAGCGACCCCTACACCGACACCAACACCAACAATGACTCCTACCCCAACACCAACCCCTACGCTTAATATTCAACCAACTTTTTGGGCAAGTTACAGAATGTCAGATAATGATAATACACCATGGAACTCATTTATTTATGTTGCAAACGCTCAAGCAGCCCAAGTAATAGTATGTAATAATAATTCGTATGCCGGAATGATAGGAACTATCACAGGCCCCCTATCTGTTGGTTCATTTGTTGGTGGGTTTTATGATTCTAGTAGTCCGTTTGGTGAGGGTAATTATATAGTAAGTAACAATGGTGTAATTGCGTATGGCCTTTATCAATTATATTGGGTTGTAATAAATGCTAGCGGCATAGTTACTGAATATGTACCATTAAATCCACCTTGTTAATTTAATATAATATATGGAATTTTTTATAAATCAAAACTCAACATTACCAATTCTAAAAATGGATGTCGTATTCGATGGAAGAACTGACGCATACAAAGAATTTTATTCAATTTTAGATAATGCGAATATTAGATTTTCAATGACTTTAGAAAGTAACGGGGCCGAAAAAATATCAATGCAACCCGCGTATTTAGTGGAAAAAGATAAAACATCTGCAGAATCAACTCAAGAATATTACATTTATTACAAATGGAAAACTAAGGACACCAATAGACCAGGTAGATACAAAGGTGAATTTTCCATAACCTTAGATAATGGAGAATTGATAGTACCAATAAGAGAAAATCTTTACATCAATATTATTTGACAAGGGTAAATTTTACACTTATATTTTAGACAAAGGTAAATGTTACACTCATGTGACAGCTAATACGCCAAACTTAAATATAAAAATTATGGTTCCACAAGAAGAAATTGAACGCTTTTTATTAGGCGAAGACGAAGAAAAATATATCGTTTCACTCGAGTACGATTACAAAACATCAAAAATTTATAAAGTAATTCAAGACCCAATTAAAGGTAAATTATTACGCCCTGATACATTTATTCCGTTTGCATGGGTCGGTGATTTAAAAGGTAAAAACTTTTATAAAAGTGATAAACATTCTCAAAAAAGAGCAATGAGTGAAAATGGAATTATTATTGAAAAATTAGACACTCATGGAGACGAAAGACTCGAAAATGGATTAAAGTATATCGTAAAGACAACAAAGTCATATTCAAACCTCGTAAACTTTTTTAAGGGTGGTGGATTAGATCCATGGGGTAGAGATAACACGGACAGTATACAAATCCTATCACCCGTAGAACAATACCTAATTCAAAAAAACAAACGACTTTTTAAAGGTTTCGAAGAATACGATGAAATCCACAGGTTTGTATTCGATATCGAGACCACAGGACTTGACCCCAAAACAAGTAAAATATTCTTGATTGGGATGAAAGACAATCGTGGTTTCTTGAAATTATTATCAGCACAAAATGAAGATGAGGAAAGACAAATGATTGTCGATTTCTTTAAAACTATTGATGAACTAAAACCTTCTTTGGTTGGTGGTTATAACTCAGCCTTCTTTGACTTCCCATTTATTTTAAAAAGAGCCGAGATATTAAAACTTAATATCAAAAAAATCTGTAAAACCTTACACCCCGATTATACTCTGAAACAAAAAGATGGTATCTTGAAGTTAGCAAATGAAATGGAACCTTATGTCCAAACTCAGATGTGGGGATATAACATTGTGGATATTGCACATGCCGTTCGTAGAGCACAAGCAATCAATTCAGATATCAAGAGTTGGTCTTTGAAGTATATTACTAAGTTTATTGAGGCTGAAAAACCTAATCGTGTTTATGTTGAGGGGGATAAAATTGGTAAAATCTATTTCGATAACGAAGAGTTTTGGATGAACAAAGAAAATGGGGCATACAAAAAAGTTGGGTTTGATTCTAAAATAGATGAGATATGTAAAAGACGAGATGATGTTTATCATTTAATTACCGGATCAAAGATTATTGAAGATTACTTGGACGATGACCTTTATGAAACTATGATTGTTGACGAGCAGTTTAACCAAGCAAACTTCCTACTTTCTAAACTTGTACCAACAACATATGAAAGACTTTCAACAATGGGAACTGCAACATTATGGAAAATGATTATGTCCTCATGGTCTTATAAACATAACTTAGCATTACCAAGAAAATTGGAAAAAAGAAAGTTTACGGGAGGTCTTTCTCGTTTGGTACAAGTTGGGTTCTCTAAAAATGTATTAAAACTTGACTACTCTTCACTATACCCATCTATTCAGTTGGTTCATGATGTCTTTCCCGCTTGTGATGTTACAGGTGCGATGAAGAGTATGTTAAAGTATTTCCGTGATACTCGTATCAAATACAAGAACTTGGCAAGTGAATTTAAAACAATAGACCCAAAACTTGCAATTTCATATGATAGAAAGCAGTTACCAATTAAAATCTTCATCAACGCTTTCTTTGGTTCATTATCAGCACCACAAGTGTTTCCGTGGGGGGATATTGATATGGGTGAACAGATTACTTGTACAGGTAGACAATATCTTCGTCAGATGATTATGTTTTTTATGAAACGAGGTTATGTTCCACTTGTAATGGACACGGATGGTGTGAACTTTGAAACTCCGTCAGACCGTGATGAATACAAATACATAGGTAAAGGTCTTAACGGATTGGTTAAAGAAGGAAAAGAATATGTCGGCGCTGAAGCGGATGTTGCGGAATACAATGATTTGTTTTTGAGGGGTGAAATGGGATTGGATATTGACGGTGTTTGGCCATCTACAATTAATGTTGCTCGTAAAAACTACGCACTTCTTACCGATAAAGGAAAAGTAAAACTTACGGGTAATACAATTAAGTCTAAAAAACTTCAAACATATGTTGCTGAGTTCTTGGATAAAGGTCTTCGAATGTTATTAGATGGTAAGGGCGGTGAGTTTTTAGATTTCTATTACGAGTATGTGGATAAGTTGTATAACCGACAAATTCCTTTGGCTAAAATCGCAAATAAGGCTCGTGTTAAACAGTCTATTGATGATTATAAAGTTCACATCACAAAAACCACAAAGGCAGGTAACATGATGTCTCGTCAAGCTCACATGGAACTTTTGATTAAGGAGGGTAAGAACCCTGGTCTTGGTGATACAATTTTTTATGTTAATAACGGTGAAAAGAAATCACACGGAGATGTTCAAAAGAAAAAAGACGAATTAGTTTTAAATTGTTATTTGATTGATGAAAAAGAAATAGAAAGGAACCCCGATTTATTAGGTGAGTATAACATTGCAAGATATATGGCGGCGTTTAATAAAAGGATTGAACCACTATTGGTTGTATACAAACCTGAAATCAGAGAAGATATTTTAATTGAGGACCCTAAGGACAGACCTATATTCACAAAGACACAAACAGAACTTGTGAGAGGCTACCCAATGAAAGAAGCGCACCAAGATACATTAGAGGAAGTTTTATCACTGTCAGACATGGAATTAACATTTTGGAAAAATGTTGGGATAGATCCGTATTACATGTATATTGATGACACTTTAAATTTAGTTGATGTAGAGTGGGTTGAAAAAAATAGAGTTATGATGGAGGAATATGTGAAACAAAACAAAAAAATTGACCAAGAAGAATTCTATGAGTTTGATGTGGACGGTGATCTTATGTCGTTATCGTTTGATTAGGAATTTTTTAAACCGTCAGATGAAAGTATATACCAAAAACCATTTATATATTTAAATTCAACACATGACCCTTTATCAAGTTCCACTTCATTAAACTCTTCATCAATTAAACTTTCAGTTTTTACTAAAACTTTGGTTAATGATTTAACAACTACATGGTCAGTGTTGTTATGATTTAAATATAATTCGTGATTTTCTTCACCTTTATAAACAATCACATATTCACCATTTGTAGTATAGTCTTGACTAATTACTACTGCGGAGTCCGATGTCTCAATTTGATTTCCATTAATAATTCTTAATGAAGGTATGGATCTAAAAACTGGCATATTTTAATTATATGACGGTATATGGACTTGTAAATGGTCTAAACTTAAGGGTTTTGTTCATATTTTCAGCCTGTAACCCTTTAATTTCCCATTGTTTTTCCGGTCTTAGTCTTTCTAAACGAGTTTTTAATTCTTCCCATAACATAGCTTTTTCATCTTTTGCTTCTGTTTGTAAACTCTGATATTCTAGTGTAAGTTCTGAATCTGGTGTTTTTAAGTTTCCACTATATTTTCCTCTTACTCTTGCCAATGTTTCTTTACAATACGCTGTAAACCATCTTCTTACCCAAGTTTGTGCCGGTGAGTTCAATTCGTCCCATCTCATTTCATCGATAGGAACATCTGAAGGAAGTTTTACAACATCCTTATTTGCTGCTAAACAACCATCCCTATCAAATGTATCGTAGTACCAATACCATACTCTATATTTTTGGAAATTAATATTCCCAAAGTCAAATTTTCCACCAGGTACATTCATTAAATGTAATGCCTTTTTACCTTCAGGTAATGCTGTAATTCGATATGTAAGTTCACCTGTAATTATTCTTCTTTTAATATTGATGTCCGACATTCTCAAAAGGATGTCAAAGGCAGGTGTAATAAAATAATTACCTGTCGTACCCATTTGAGAAAATCCAGCTCCCCCACCCAATCCAATACCACCGAATCCACCAAATCCACCCATGAATGGATCAAAGTAAGCTGCGTCTAATTCTGATCTTGAAAACCAAAGTAATTCATTTACTTCTCTACCTGCCGGTATTTCATATATCTGTTGGTGAGGTACTAACTCAATATAGTCTTTTTTCAATACCCAATCACCACCAGCTTGGAGACCCACGATTTTAGAATAAGCGTATGTATATTGAGTTTCCCAATCTAATGATCTTGTTGTAAAGGCTCTCGTTAGCGATTGTTCATCTAAGTTCATTCCGTAAAGTGAGGACCACTGACTTTCAATCAACCAATCATTAACATGTTGTGCGTAATCTTGTACTGATAATTCTAAAAGTGAGTCCAACATTTCATCTTCGAGTTCGACTGAACGCAATGGTGCCCCCAAAAGATTTTTAATTCTTTTGTAAAGTTTACTTCTTTCTGGTTCTGTAATTATTGCTGTGGACATAAGAATATTTTCTATATAAATATCTTATAAATAAAAAGACATTAAAATTTCCTTTTGGTTTGTGTGGTGTAGAGATCATTTACGAACCCCCAATTTACAACTTTCCAAAAATTACTAATATATTTGTCTCTTTCATTTTTGTACTTGAGGTAATATGCGTGTTCCCATAAATCTAATCCTAATAGTGGATACCCCCCGTTTTTTTCAATATCCATTAATGGGTTATCTTGGTTTGCTGTAGTGACAATTTTAAGACCATTTGTTTTGGTTAAAACCAACCAAACCCATCCTGAACCAAATCTACTTTTGGCTTCCGATTCAAATTTTTCTTTAAATTTTTCAAAAGACCCAAAGTGTTTGTCAATTTTAGTTTTAATAGGATCTATTAATTCTTGTTTTTTGGGTGAAAGCATTTTCCAAAAAAGAAGAATTAATAGATCCTATTAAAACTAAAATT